ACCCCCCACACCCCCCCCCCCCCCCCCCTAGCCGCACAGCTCAGCCGTCCGTGGCTTGGCATCGTTCTTGCATGGGCCACTTGGCACCGGCCTTGCATGCACTGGCTTGGCACAGGCCTTGCAGATGCAAGAGACATGCCTAGTCCTTGGCATGATTATTGCTATTATATTCCCATTGTTTTCCCCTTGTTTGTTTCTTACCCTCATCATACCATAGGTGTAACGATTCGCAGCAAAGTCAATGATGACAGGGACTTGCAGCATAATTTGACACTTTGAATCAAAAATGCTAAGATGAGGATATCAAGGGGCATCAAATGAATAAGCTTAGAAAAAACGAAGTGGTTCATCAGGACTGGCGAGTAAAATCAGAAGGGTACTTTGACAAGCGTAGACAAGTAATGGATATCATTTATAAAGCCCGTAGGATCTACATAAATGCGCCTAGGGTAGAAGTCAAGATAATAACAAGTGAAGGGGGCTTGGCTTGGCTTGGGAAAAACATCATAGCAATTGGCGAGGATGTTGCAAGCGAAGCACTGACACATGTTGTCCTGCATGAACTATGCCATACTTGGTTCAGGCTTGGGCATGATGACAATTGCCAATTAATGAAGGCACTCTATGATGGCACGGAACTTGCAGACAATGCTTGGAAAAGATTCGAGGAGATAGTTAACGAAAGGGCTTGACGCTAATCGTCAATGTGCTACAATGAAGCATGACAAACAACAAGGGAGCAAACAATGAAACCAATTTTTAGAATATCTGCACATGCTAGTATCAAGCTCAAAGGAAAAAGGACTTTTAAATCAATGAGACGATCTTTTGACGTTGATGCAACTGTAAAAGCCTTATCCCCTGAAATGCTTGAACAATTCGCTACGGCTCTTTTAAGGTATCATTTTGGGGCGAATAACGTGACCAATGTGCGATGGGTAGAAGTGCAGCAAGGTATATTCTCGGACGATATCGGAGCGTTGTGGGAGGAATAAAGTTGACACCGATTGTCATTCTGCTATAATGAATCACGACAACACAACAAAGGGAGCTATATGATTTACTTATTACAGATACTTAGAATGCTTAACAAGAAACAACAAAAAGAATTCGTGGCATTGTTCTCTGACCTTGACTATGAGCTTGACGAGCTTGGATACAGAGGCAATGAGACTGATCTAATCAATGACATGCTTTTCAACCACTTCGGTCTAAGCGTTGAGGATAATGGTCAACTTCAAATGTTAACAGATTGCATTCTAAAGCCCAACATGCTTAAAGCAGCAGCCACCACAGTCAACATCTTATAACTCTCCAAATCGCTAAGCTCCCTTCGGGGAGTTTTTTTGGCTTGGCATGGGGCTTGCAGATGCAAGAGCTGTGCCTATTTTTTTAAGCTCGCTCCTTCCCTAAACTTGTTTACTGTTGGGCTTATTTTCCAAGCTCGCCCTGTTGCGCTTGTCTTACCCTCATTGTAGCAAAAAAGAACTAAGCTGTATATAACGCAAAGATCATGCCAAAACATTTTCTTTTGCTGGAATATACGCTGGATGTTGGCTTTGCATAAGCAAAACTCATGCCATGTTTCTTTAGGGGGATCTTCCAATTGGCACATGCTTTGCTAGTGCAATACTGAGGCCTTACCAGTTACGAATTTATGAGTAACCGCTTGACAAATATTTATTTCGTTTGGCTATTGCATTATGATGCATAGTGTGAGAATATTGTTTTAAGAGGGGATTAGATGAAAACTTATATTATGCTAGTGATTACATTAACCTTAGTAAACTTATTATCACGTTCTGAGACTGTTTTAAAAGCCTTTGAGCAGTGATTTAATACACCTTATCGAGTGAGCTATGGGCGACTTTGTCTAGTCTTCAAAATGCCCGTGGCGAGCTTATACATATCACCCGAGGGGACTAGGCTTGAGCTTGGTCCCCTTTCCAATTTTCAGATACTTACAGGGAATTAATATGCGGGCGCAAGAAAACTAAGCTGCCTTTATGTGACACCTTATTTTATGCCTTTACAGGTACTCAATTCATTCCCTGCAAAGTCTGTGCCATATAGTCTCGTATCATCAACCATGGCTAAATTGTCACTGTTTTGTCGGCGTTTCGCTTGAAACATAATCCCACGTTTTCAAGTCATGCTATTTCAGGGGCATGCGCTGACATGGCTTAAACGCTTTAAAACGTCCAAGGCATGCTTTTTTTCACGGTCCGATTCAATGCCAGTGCGAGGGCTTATCCTCATAATGTAAGGGGGTTTATATAAAAGTTAAGAGATGTCACTTTATTATTGACGCATTATTTCTTTTCCTGTACCATCTCATTAAGGAAACAAACAACAAAGAGGGGCAACATATGAAAGATTTATTAAATAAGGTAGAAATGATTGAAAAGAAAATGGATGTTTACGTTGAATTTTATGGTTGGTCAAGTGATGAGACTAAAGCCTTAAAAGATCAATTAGATCAACTTAATTCGGCTATTATTGAGTTAATGTTATTAGATCAAGAAATAACTAGAATTAAATCATTTGTAGCATAAAAGGGGACAAAATGAGCGTAAAATTTAAAATCGGTATGGTTCAAGATGGAAAAACGGCAATTTATGAAAGATCATTTAGTAAAAGAAGTATTAAGTTATTTCATGATAAATATCACTGGGGCTTTAATACTAGAGTTTTAATTTTAATAAAAGGGGCATAAAATGGGGACTAGGGCATTAATTCACGTTAAGGATGGAAGAAAGACAATTGCCACAATTTATAGGCAGTATGACGGATATCCTACTGGACTAGGCGAGGATGTTAAGAAAATTTTAAACAATGGAAATGTTATTATTTTGAATGGTTATAATGATTCATGCGCTACGCCTTCAAAATTTAACGGCATGGGATGTTTGGCTGCTTATTTAATAGGGGAGTTAAAGCAAAAGAAAATAGGAAATGTTTATATTATGGCACCTAATACAGAGGGCAGTGGGGAAGATTTTACTTATATTTTAAGTCAAGATGTGAATTCTGTAAAGTTAAAAGTCATTGATAGTTACACTAAAAAAGTGCTTTATAATGGGCGTTTAAAAGATTTTTGTGGTCAAAAAGCCGAGGGCGTGACTTCACTTGAGATAGAATTAACTTAAAAACTTGACTTAATTTGACGCATGGAATATAATAATCTTAGGGAATTTAACAAAAAGGAAATAATATGTCAATTTGCTTAACTCAAACGTCTCACATTGGCTCTAATAAATTCGGGTTTATCTCAAGTGAAAGTCTAGTGAAAAATCTTGAAAATAAGGGATTTAAATTGTCCGATGTTGTGGAGTCTAAAATTAGAAAGGATAAGGAAAAACGCCTAGGCTTCCAAAAACATGTTTTGCGCTTTGATGTTGGCTATTCAAATAGTCAAGGAAAACTTCAACTATTGGCTATTAATTCTCACGAAGGATCAAGCGCGTTGACTTTCCGACTAGGCTTTTTTCGAATGGTTTGTTCCAATGGTTTGATAGTGGGGAGTGATCTAATCCCTAAAATTAAAGTACGGCATACCCAAAACGGGCTTTTGAAGCTTGACGATTCAATTGAGGAGATGATGGATTATAGGACTGTGGCAATCGATGGAATTAATGCAATGAGCAATAAAATTTTGACTAGTGACGAAATTAAAGCCTTGCAAGATTCATGCCTAAAATTGAGAATGGGGGATAAATATTCTGATAAACTTATCCCCCTTTTTGAAGCGAAGCGGTGGGAAGATAAAAGAGAAGATTTATTTAGCCAATTTAATATCATTCAAGAAAATTTGATGAGAACGGGCTTTTATGTACAGGATGAGGATAAGAATAAGACTAGTAAAGTAAGAGCGATAAAAGGCGTTGACGCTAATATCCTTTTAAATACTAGTATCTATAACGAAGCTTTGAAGCTTATCGCATAAAAAAGGGCGGGCTTTATGCCCGCTTAGTTTTTTAAATAATCGGCATTTTTTTATTGACGCATTATTTCTTTTTTGATAAGATGAATCAAGCTTTTCAACCAAAGGGGATACAATGAAACATAAAAAATTATTGACTACTGCAAACGCAAAAACTTCTAAGGGCGAGGATTTAGGATATCTCACTGGAATTCTTTACATGGCACCGGCTAATCTTGTCGAGGGTATAAATGTTTGCAAATTTGCCTCTAAAGGATGTAAGGAAGCTTGCCTTTATAGTGCAGGTAGGGGAAAATTTAACAGCGTTAAAAAAGCGCGTATTGCAAAAACTGAATTTTTTAGAGATAACAAAGAGGCGTTTATCACTTCCCTTGTTTGGTCAATTGAGGGCGTATTAAGGGAAGCAAAAAGAAAAAATCTTATTCCAGCGATTCGATTGAATGGAACGAGTGATATTTCATGGGAAGAAATTATGGTTAAGGATGGTAAAAATATCTTTGAAGTCTTTTCGGATGTCCAGTTTTACGACTACACTCCGAATCATACTAGAATGGATGCATTAACAGGAAAATGGAACAATTACCACCTTACTTTCAGCCGTAAAGAGTCAAGGGCGAATCATATTGAATGCGAGAAAATGTTGAGACTAGGCGTTAATGTAGCAGCGGTTTATTCTAATGTAAGCAGGGTAGTTGATGAGCTTGGCGCAATTGACGGCGATTTACATGACCTAAGATTTTTGGATATTAAGGGAAAAATTGTAGCACTAAAGGCAAAGGGCGAGGCAAAAAAAGATAAAACAGGCTTTGTTATTCATAACTAAAGGGGACTAATGATTTTATTAAGTTTAGTTTTAAAAACATTTATTTTCTATCTTTTGATGAAACTAATTGACTAATGACGCAACATGATATAAAATGATTAAAGGAAAGCAACAAAGGGGACTGCATGATGAAAACAAAAGTTCAAGAAATTCTATTTGATTTAATAGATATTCTAGAACAAAATGATTTTAAACATGTTAAAATAGAAGGTTTTCAAGAATTTGATACTTTAGAAGATTTTCTCCAAGAACAAAAAGAAAAAATCGAATCAATTGAATCATCATTGTGATATAACGAAGGGGGAGCAAATGACAAAAAGAGATTTACATAAATGCTTATGTGATTCATGCGGTTCATCTTACAATGTTTTTTATTGTGGAGCAATGGGCGATTATGTTTGTGGGGAATGCTTAGAGAGGGAAGAAGAAGAAGAAAATAAGCCTAAAACTCATTTAGATTATTTAGAAAAAATAGGCGAGGTTTAAAATGAATATTGATTTTTGGTTTAAAAAAACGGAAAACGATATACTAGAAGCGCAAGAATTAAAACAAAATGGAGAAACTCAAATTTGGGACTATCCAGATCATTGTTGGCCAATTGACGATTATATCAACTATAAAAAAGATTTATTAAATAACGCAAAAGGGGGACAAAATGAAAACTAATGATTTAAAAAAGAATGATAAAGTTAAGCTTAGAAGTGGATGGAATGCTATAATTGAGGATAATAAAAAAGGAAATATTAGACTTGCAAAAGTTTTTGGCGATTATACTGAAATTGGAAGCGTATACGCTTGGGACATTGTTAGTCTCGTTGGAGAAAATTGTTCTATTAATATCGAACTAACTCCGGAACAAATTAAAGCGCAAAAACTAACTCAAAAAATGGGGTTTTAAAATGGATATCCAAGAATTTAGAAATGAAGTGAAAGGTAATTTTTTTAGAGCATGCTTCCTAAAAAAGGATGGGACCACTAGAGAAATGACTGCGCGTTTTGGAGTTAAAAAGCATTTGAAAGGTGGAGAATTGAAATATTCCCCCGAGTCATATAACTATATTGTGGTTTTTGACGTTGAGAAGGGGGCTTATAGAACCATTAACATGAATACTCTTATTTTCCTTAGATATAATAACAAAGAGGTTTTAGGCAGTAAAGCCTTGCTTCATTACTTATCATAAGAGGGAGTTATATGCTTAAGAATATTATTGTTTTAATTGCGTTCATTACTTTTATTTCATCTCTAAAGCCTATGCCTAGCGTTGGTGAATTAACTAAAGGTGTAAGTATCTATTGCAAAGATATCTGCAAATAACGCTTGCAACAAATTGATGCATGTATTATAATTGAGTAGGGAAGAAAAACTAAAGGGGAATTTATGCAAGGTAAGCTTTTTAAAATTTCAATTGTAGTAGCTGGTATTAAAAAAAGATGCAGAAAAGTTGAGTATCATACCCTAAGTGCGGGATATATCCCTTACAATGACGGAAAATTTAATGAGGATGAGATTTTAGAGCTTGCTCGGGGAATGATTGAAACTAATATGAAAACGGTTTATAATACACCGGCAAAAGTAAGGCTAGACTTTGTTGAGGTGGCTTTAGAGGATGGCTTTAGAAGTGAAAAATGGACTCCCTATAGTGATTTAAATAAAACGCTACTAGTTCAGTCTAGCTTGGAAAATGCATTAAACTAATAGGAAAGTAAAATGGAAAAAGTAATAAAATTAAACAAAAAAGAGCTTGAAGTTTTGGAAAGGGCTTTAGATAATTATAAATTTTCAGTGCAAGTAAGAGTAAAGAGTGATAATATAAAACGCATAGAGATGGCTATAAATGAGTTATATAATATAGAAAGCATTGAAAAAAAGGCTAGTGAATGAAAACATTTATTATTGACATCGATGGACTATCCAATAATTTAAGCAAGGATTTAATGGGCTTTGTGCTGACCATTGGCTTAAACTTTAGAAAAATAGATAACTCGTTATCTGGTAGGGTATTAATCATAGAACTATCTTCTAAGGTGGAAGAAAACGCTTTAAAACAGTTTTTAGCTGATAACAATATTAGGCAAAAGGTCACTATTGGAAATGAAAATAGGGTAATTGTGGATGGAAAAAGAGCCGGTGTATTTACTCAAGTAAAGTCTGTTGACGGACTATCCGAGTTTTATAGTGATAAGTCTACTGGTAAAAAGTTTACAATAGTAAAATAGGGGCTTTATGACAAAACTAGAATTTTTAAGTTATCTAATGACTGGATTATTTTTTTCATACTTAACTAATTATTTAGTGAGGTTATAATGTCAAAATTAGAATCTTTTTTATTGCTTATCGGAGTTTTTGGGCTTATAATTGTCGCAGGTGGTCTTATTTATAACTTATTTATGGGGGAGCTTAATGATGACTAAACTTGAAATTCAAATTGATAATACTTGTGATATTTTAGATGTTACTATTGATGAAGTTGAAAGAAAAATTCTTGAAGCTAAGCTTTTTGAACTTGTGGAACAATTAAATGGAAATACTATTTATTTGACAGTACAATAATGGAGATTCAAAAGGGAGATATTTTTAAGCATGGTATGATTTTGTATAAAATTATTTCAATTCCATTAGATACATGTTATATTAAATGTCGGGCTTTATTGGCAGAAAATGGTAGGGATTTAAATACTTGTATTGAACATAAAAATACGTTGCTTAAAATGCAAAAACTTTCTACTTTAGAAAAAGAACTAATATGAATATTTTTATAACTTCAAATTGTCCTATTGAATCGGCAAATTTTTTAGATGATAAGCGAGTAAATAAAATGTGTCTAGAGACTGCTCAATTACTATCAAGTGCTTTGCGCCTATGCGGTTATACTGGTGAGGATGTTTATAAAATCACTCATAAAAACCATCCTTCTAATGTTTGGTGTAGGACTACTAGGGGCAATTATAAATGGCTTCTAGAGCATTTTAGAGCGTTATGTGATGAATATACTAGACGAGGTGGAAAGGTTCATGCAAGCTATAAACTTTTTCCTATTTTTGAAGTTAATATTGGACTTATTCCAGTAGGGGAGCAAATGCCTTTTTCAAACAATGCAAGAAACTTGACGAAAGGCGTTGACTTCACGCATGAAAATGATGTAACATTGGCTTATAGACTCTACTTGAAAAGTAGATGGTTAACAGATGTAAGGGAACCTAAATGGAGTTAGAAGGGAGAATTTGTAATCATTGTAAGATGTTTAAAGCAAAAATTAATTTTTTTAAACATAAAAGAAATAAAGCTAACATGTATTCTTTTTGTATAGATTGTGTAAAAATAAAAAGAAAAGAGTATTATGATAAAAATAGAAAACAATTGTTAAAAAAACAAAGAGCTACAAGAAAAACAAGGGAATTTAAAGATAAAATAAATGTAAAAAAACGAGAGTTTAGTAAAAATAATCCATTAAAAATGCTATTGAGATGGGCTAAACAAAAATCAAAAAAATACAACATTCCTTTTAATTTAAAAGAGGAGGATTTAGTTTATACAGGAAAGTGCGTAGTTTTTGGAACAGATTTAAAAGCTGGAGGAGAAAACCTAGATAATTCTCCATCCTTAGATAGAATTATACCTTCTCTAGGTTATGTTAAAGGTAATGTTCAAATAGTATCTCATTTAGCTAATAGAATAAAAAATAATGCTACGTTGGAACAAATAAAACTAGTGGTAGATTATGTTGAAAAATACAAAGGAGAAAACAATGGAAACAATTAAGAAATTTAAAAACCGTAAGCTTTACAGTAAAACAACAAAGAGTTATGTAACGCTAAACTATTTAGTTAGTAAGCTTAGGAATAAAGAATCATTCCAAGTTGTAGAACATGGCACCAATTTAGACATTACAAGTAAAACTCTTAAACAGGCTTTAATTACTGTAGACTTAACAGATGACGTTGTTAAAAGAATAATTTTAGGAGAATAGTATTTGACTTATCGCATTAAATACACTAAACTAAAAACAGGCGAACTCCAGAGCGATGAAATTATATCATCTTCTGGGGTTTCTTATTATGCTAAAATTAACTTTATAAATGGATATGGTAAAATATTAAACTTTAAACGTAGAAATATCATTAAAGAGTATTTTAGCACTAATAGAAACGTACTAAGACGAATGATAAGACGAGAACTTCAAAAGCTAGGAGTTAAATTTGAAAAGGAATTTAAAAAAAGCGGATACTCAAAAACCAAAGATAGGGGAATTTTATAAAATTTGGGAGCATGATGGATTAAATCCGAGTAATGTGATGAAAATCCACTATGTTGGTTATAATATCGCTTTATATACACTATTAAATGAACCACCTTATGAACAGAGGTGGGATTTTATGAAATTTCCCGAGATTTTAGATCAAAAACTTACTTCTTTAGAAATGGAGCTTATGTGATATTTTGGATTTTGACCATAACTATGATTCATGGTGAGGTCAAGTACGGATATAAATTTATAAATAAATCTAATTGTGAAAAGATTGGAAAGTATTATAGCAATACTATTAAATATTCTACATATAAATGCTCCGAATTAAAAAATTGACACTTGCATTAAATGTCTATATAATAAGTGTAAGGGGGAAGCAATGACAACAAAACAAACAGGCAAGCAGAGAAGAAATAAAAGATATTACTTAAAAAAGAAAAGAGAATTAAAAGATATTTCTGGAAGTGAGACTAATTTAAGTTTTCCAGATTATTATAAAAAACTTACCTTATCTGAATTTATGATCTTTATAGCGGTCAGGGATACTAAACAAATTCATTCGCTCACTACTTTGTTAAATAACACTTGCTTATCATTTAGAACTATCAGAAGCGGTGCCAACAATTTGGAAAAATTAGGGTATATCACTCAGAGAAAATATGGTAAGAATAAAATACTAACCTTGAAGGAGTTACAATGAGTATTATAGATATTTTTGAGAATATGCCTAAACAAGATGTTAAAACTTTTAATAAAGTTTTTAAGTCTACTCCGATTGAAGATAAGAATAATCTAGAAGTGCAGATATTAGATTTAGTAAGTGCAGATGAAAGAAGGATAAAGGTGGGGGATGAATTTATTAGATTGTGTTTAAAGCAAAAAAAAGATACTAGGCGCATAGTTAAAGATTATAAAATAGTAAATTTTAGAGAAAAGGTATGTACTAAATGTCGTAAAAATAAACCGTTTATTTCCTTTTCACCCCATAAAACATCAAAGGGAGGGGTGAGGGCGGCATGTAAAGAATGCTGTATTGGTGAAGTAATTAGAAGTAAGAATAAAAATAAATTGACACAAAATGTAAAATAAATTATAATAATTAAAGGCTACTTAACTGATAACAGGAGAAATTATGAATATCACACAACTTAAACAATCACTTCCATTCATTATTGAGTCTGGGCTTGTGCCTAATATTATCGGAAAGCATGGGATTGGGAAGTCTTCAGTAGTAGCTCAGTACGCTAAGGAAAATGGTTATACATTTCACCCATTCTTTCTTGGTCAAATGTCCGACAATGGAGACTTGCTAGGTCTTCCAGAATTTAATAGGGATAGTTCTGGTAAAGCTTTATCAGTTAGCTTTGTCCATCCTGAAAAGTTACCTAAAAATCCTAAGTCAATTCTTTTCTTTGATGAGCTTAACAGAGCATCAAAAGAACTACTCCAAGCTATCTTTCAATTGGCTCTAGAAGGAACCTTACATGATTATACGTTACCGAAAGATTCTGCCATTATCATGGCAATGAATCCGGCCACCGATGACTATTCTGTTCTTGACTTTGCAGATAAGGCTTTTGCAGATCGTTTTGTTCATATTAATCTAGATCCTACTCATGAAGAATTTCATGAATATATGACTGGTCGATATACTAATAGTCCAGTAAGTGATTTCTTACGTCAACAGACAAAACTTCTAGAAGAAACTGATCTTAAAGCTGTTACCTTAGATTTTGTTAAACCTTCACGAAGATCATGGGATAGACTTCAAAAATTGGAACTAACCAGTATGCCAGAGAATCTTTTTAGAGAAGCAGGTATGGGCATTGTAGGAACTACTAGTATGATTGCCTATAGTTCGTGGAAGGAAAACCAAGTAAAAATTGTTGATGCAAAAGATATTCTAGATAATTATGAAAAGAGTAGAACTAGTTTTATTAAGAATTTTAAAAACCCAGTTACTCTAGAAGATATTGAAGCACCTAGAGCCGATATCATCGCTACAGTTTGCTCTAATGTTTCTGAGGAGCTAGTAATTAGACTTAAAGCAACTACACTAACTGACAATAATGCTAAAAATCTAGTGGCATTTCTTTTAGACTGCCCTGTAGAAAATTTGTATGCTTTTTTGCTGCCCTTAAGAGAGGTTGCTCAATTTTCGACAGATGTTAACATGAAGGCTTATGTACTAGAGAATAAACAATTAGTAGAAAAGACAAGAGAAGCTAGGCTTGCAAAAGATGCATATAAAACGGCTAAAGAAGAGAGGGAAGCTAAAGCTAAAGCTAAAGCATTTGAAAACTCTGATATACCTTTTTAACTTGACGCAATAATTTAACTCCTGTATTATTGTATAAGACTAAGCTAAGGGCAAGGCTATAAATACCTTGCCCATTTTTTTACTAGGAGATATATGAATAAGTTCCAACAAGCAATAACAGCTCTCATTTTTTCTGAACCATTTTATGGGCATTTGATCTCTAAGATGAAAATTAATAAGACTGATAAGATTCCTACTGCCGGAGTTTTTATTACAGATAAAATAAATCTAATTTATAACGAGGATTGGATTGAAAGTTTAGATCTAATCGATGTTGTTAAGGTATTAAAACATGAGTGCGCTCACATTCTACAAGAGCATATTATTCGCGCAAAACAGATTGGAGTAGTTAATGCAGAACTACATAAAAGATTTAATATTGCAACAGATGCAACTATTAATACACATGATTTAGTTGCTACAGTTGAAAAAATAGGTGGAGTTACTATTAAGTCCATTAATGAAATGATGAAGGCAATGATAGAGAAGGCTAATGCCAAAGACAATGCAAAAAGGGCTTTTACTCCCATGATTGAAGGTCAAATGGCTGAGTATTATTACAATAGAATAAATCAATTTGCAGAAGAAAACTCGGATATACTACCAGAGGGTGACGGCTTGGGGGATACTATCGATGACCATTCTGTTTGGGATAAGTCTGAAGGAAATGCAGAGATGCAGAAGGAAGTAGCCAAGCAAGCGGTTAACGATTCAGTTAAATCAATTGGAGGCATTGGTAATCTGCCTAGTGATTTAGTTGGCTTAGTAAGTGATATGAACAAGAGTCAAGTTAATTGGAAACAGCAATTAAGACAATTTTATGTTAATACTTTAAAGAGTAGTAGAATTCCAACTAGAAAAAAAAGAAATAGAAGATATGGAATTTTGCAGCCGGGGAGTAAAAAGAAGCCAGAACTTCATTTGGGTCTATGTGTAGATACTTCTGGATCGGTAAGCGATGAGGAATTGTCAATGTTTTGGGCAGAAATGCAATCTATTGGAGCATGTGGAGTTAAAATTACAGTTATCGAAGCAGATTGTATTGTACAAAATGTATATGAATTTGAAGCAGGTAAGACTCCCAATTTTAAAGGTAGGGGCGGGACCGCATACAATCCGGCTATTAAAAAAGCTGTAGAATTAAAGGTTGACGGCATTTTATACTGTGGTGATTTTGACACTGCAGATACTCCAGAAAATCCTAATAAGCCTTTTCTATGGGTAGGAGTAAGAAAATCTCCAGCCCCTGCAGAATTTGGAAAGGTAATCTATCTGGAAAAAGAATAATGAAGCTAGAAAATATACAAGATACTATTTTTAGACTATTGTTTATACTAATTCTTATAAAAGTAGTATTATTTTTTATAGCAAAGGGATTTATAATAGTTCTATTAAATATTTTATTGGATAAACTAAATGAATATAAATATGGATAATCTCTTTATAGGTATGAAATTTAAACCCACTAGGGAAGATCCTAACGTATACGGCTTATGTAGTGAGCTTACAAAAGATGAATTTACTTTTATCTGGATAGATTCCTCAGAAGATGCAGTTACTAATGAGTTTCATCATATAATTAAAGTTAAAACAGCGTTAGAATGCTTTAATCTTTATGGATGGAGAATATTGTCAGGATTAGAATCGGAGTTGCTATGAGTATGTATTCATGTGTGCTATTCTATTCTCTCATGTCTGGATTAAATCCTACTCTAACAAATGCAATCATACAAGTTGAGAGCAAGGAGAATCCATTTTCTATAGGTAGCAATGGAGATTCTGGATTGATGCAAATTAGGCACCAATTTGTTCCAGAGAGTCAACTACAATTATTAAATAGCTGTACCAATATAGAAAGAGGGGTTCAGTTATTAAAAAAAGCTAAGCAGGATTGTATTCATAAGGCTAACAACACTTGGGTTATATGTTACAATCTTGGAATTAAAGGTGCTAGGAAAATTAAACATCCAAGTAGTTTTATTTACTATAAAAAAGTGATGAATGCCATGAGAAAATGATTTAAAAATTTAAAAGAAAGTGCTATAATGGTTTTGTCGAAAACAACAGATAGGAGAAATAATGGACAAAAGTGTTAAGATTATGTCAGATATTACAGTATTTTCTAAGTATGCTAAATTTGATAAAAGCAAAAATAGAAGAGAGACTTGGGAAGAAATTTGTCTAAGAAATAGAGACATGCATTTAAAAAAATATCCTCAATTAGATTTTGAAATTATTAGTTTATATAACAATTTTGTAATTCCTAAAAAGATCCTACCGTCTATGCGCTCTATGCAGTTTGCAGGAAAACCTATTGAAGTTAGTCCTAATAGAATATTTAACTGTGCTTATGCTCCTGCGGATAACTATAAGATCTTTTCTGAAGCCATGTTTCTTTTATTGGGAGGTACTGGCTTAGGTTATTCTGTTCAAAAGCATCATGTAGAGCATATAGGTGAGGTAGTAAAGCCGGGAAGAGCAAGAAGATTTTTAATTGAAGATTCCATTCAAGGATGGGCTAATGCAATTAAAAAACTCATGGAAGCTTACTTTCATGGAAAGTCATTTCCCCTATTTGATTTTTCTGATATTCGTGCAAAAGGAGAGGAACTCGTAACTAGTGGAGGTAAAGCCCCCGGAGCTGAACCATTAAAGACTTGCCTATTTAATCTCCAAAGAATATTGGACAGAAAAAGCATTGGGGATAAGCTATCTACCTTAGAAGTACATGATATGTTATGCTTCATTGCAGATGCGGTACTTTCTGGTGGAATTAGACGAGCCGCTTTGATATGCCTATTTGATATCGATGACAATGAAATGCTAACATGTAAATTTGGTAACTGGTGGGAATTAAATCCTCAGAGAGGACGAGCAAATAACTCGGCTGTAGTAATTAGACATAAGGTTACTAAAGATAAATTTATGGAATTATGGTCTAAAATTAAAGCCTCTGGATCTGGTGAGCCGGGATTATACTTTAGCAATAATGCAGATTGGGGAACTAATCCATGCTGTGAAATTGCATTAAGACCATTCCAATTTTGTAACTTGACGGAAATTAATGGAAGTGATATAGTGAGTCAAGGGGATTTAGAAGATAGATCTAGAGCCGCAGCATTTCTCGGCACTCTCCAAGCCGGATATACAGATTTCCACTATCTTAGAGATATTTGGAAAAAGACAACAGAAAAAGACTCATTAATAGGAGTTGGAATTACAGGAATTGCTTCAGGTAATATTCTTAATTTTAATTTAGAATCTGCTTCCAGTATTGTAAAACAGGAGAATGAACGTGTTGCTACCATTATTGGGATTAACGTGGCTGCTAGGACAACTTGTATTAAACCATCAGGGACCACTTCCTTGGTTGTTGGGTCTAGTTCTGGTATTCATGCTTGGCATAGTGAGTATTATATTCGTAATATACGATTTGGTAAAAACGAAACAATCTACAAATTTCTAGCTAAAAATCATCCTGAAATTGTTCAAGATGAATTCTTCAAACCTACGGAACAAGCTGTTGTAGGAATTCCTGTTAAAGCTCCTGAAACTGCTATTTTTAGAACTGAGAGTGCAATTCAACTATTAGAGCGAATTAAGAAGTTCTCGTCAGAGTGGGTTAAAGTTGGGCATAGAAAGGGTGATAATACTCATAATGTTTCGGCTACTATATCTGTAGGTGATACTGAATGGGATAATGTTGCAGAGTGGATGTGGGACAATAGGGATTGTTATAATGGACTTTCTGTGCTTCCTAGAAATGATCATTCATATATTCAAGCTCCTTTTGAGGAGTGCTCTAAAGAAAAGTTTGATAGCTTGTACGCTACATTAAAGAATATTGATTTGACAAAAGTAATCGAACAAGAAGATAATACAGATCTAAGTTCTGAAGCTGCTTGTGCAGGTGGGGCTTGTGAAGTAAATTTTTAATCAGTAGAGGGTAAATGAGAACTTTTATATTGCTATTTTTGCTTGGATTTTTTATTTCTTGTGCCTCTAACCAAGGTATGGTAGTAGATCCTAAAGAATCTACAGTTAACCCAGATCAATCTGGTAGACTTAGATGAACTTAATTTCAATGCTACTCATAGATCCATACTTAGACAGATGTCCAATTGGCATATATCAAGTAATTATTGACCAAGAGGGCTTTAGTATTTACATAGACGGAAGATTCTTCCATCATCATGCCAGTAGATTTGTAAAGCCTTCTAGTCTACTATTGGAGTTACTTTGAGTATTAATGTTTCATTTTCTGCTTTAGACTGTTTTGAGCAATGCTCTGAAAAGTATAGACTTAGGTATAGAGAAAAGTTAGCCTCTGAAAAAATACCCAGTCCTTTATTTTTTGGTTCAGCTATTGATGCTGCTATGGAGTTACTTCTTTTAAAGAAAAAGCAATATCTAACTGATGTAGAATTAGATTTACTTTTAAATGAAAATGCTTACTCTGTATTCGATAAGTGGATGATAGAGCAAAATGGTCAATTACTGGAAAGGAATCCTCTATGTGAGTATTTTTTTTCTGATTGTGATTTGAATATACTACAAGCTCAAGATATTGTCATGCTCAACACTAGATATCCATCTATAGTGGACTTTGAAGAGTTTATAGTCTACTGCAAGAAAAAAATAAAATCAGATGGGGAATTGCCAAAGGGATCTAAGATAGCGTTAAATAATCTTTGTTGGATTAGTTTATATCGTAAAGGTAGACTATTAATAGAAGCATATGAGAAAGATGTACTGCCTCATATAGAAGAAGTATTTGAAATTCAAAAGGAAATATCCCTTGAAAATGAATCCGGAGATAAGCTTAGAGGCAAGATTGACTTTATTGCAAGTTTTAAAGATGATCCTACTGTAAGACATATCTGCGATAATAAAACATCCTCAGAGCCTTATAAAGAGGATTCTGTAGCAAATAGTGTACAACTTGCTATTTACTGCGAGGCTGAAAATTGTGCCGAAGCTTCTTACGTTGTATTACAAAAAAAGATTAGGGTTAAAGATCCAAAGGTAAGAACTCAAATAATAAGGGATACAATTTCTGATGAGCATAAGCAAAAAACATTTGACATTGTAGAGCAGAAACTTAATAATATAGCTTGTGCTAGTTTTTCAAAAAAGAATTCGCCTAAAGAGTGTCATTTTTATGGAAAGCCTTGCGAGTTCTTTAACTTATGTTGGCATGGGAGAATGGATGGACTCAAAAAACGAAGTTAGGGTTGGAGATTATGTAATGTATAAGGAAGGGGGATCTATTGTAACTGGAGAAAATGGAAATCCACTAAGAGTAGCTACAATTAATTTAAGCGCATATATTCCAGCTGTGACATATGATAATGGTGAGTTTGATTGGCTAGAAACCATAGAGAGAGCACCTGCATTATTGTTGGAGCTAATATGAACTATAAAGTTGGTGATAGAGTTCTCTGTATAAAAGAAAGTGATATTCCTGCTTTTATAGGTAAAATATATGTAGTAGCAGAAATTGTATACGGTCATAATAATCACGTTAGATTAATTAATGTATTTGTTAATCAGGATGATAGGTATGGGGATAAGTATAATGCATTAAATATATTCCCATTTTTTTTAGATGAGATTGTCCCAGAATCTTCTCTTATAAAGGAGTTAATGTGAGATATAGTAAAGGTGATCTAATTATTGACAAATATACTAGTAAGGTTTATACTGTAAAATATATGTTGGGATTTTGTGTAGTTGTAAACTCAGGTACATATGATTTTCCCATAGATTGTGCAGCAGTGATGTTATACTCATCTCTTATAAAGGAATTAACGTGACAGATTTAGAAAAAAAATCTAAAAAAGAACTTTTAGATATCATTGATCAATTAAGATCAAAACTTTCAGAAATGCAAGGAGTTGAAGCAAAGCATGAAGCTTTGGAAACTAGTTTGGATGGTAAAGGATTCTCTATTATCCAAGACGAGAATGATAAGTTTCAACTAGTACATTTATCATTTGACACAGCTACAAAAGCTGGTAGAATAGAGAAGCTTGAGGAGATTTATCCAAGTAATTATGAATTTGCTATGTTTCAAGCTAAAAAATATCTTATAGACGCTGTAATGACAAAAGAGAACTTAAACCATTTAAAGGAGAAAAAAAATGGATAAAGAATTTTCAAAACGATTAAAAAAGTTAGTTCCAGAAGATGGAGGATTTGATTTGAGTTTTAACCTATCTAATTCTGGTCAAGCTGGAAAAGTAGCTTCGACTCTAAATTTGACCATTTACTCTGCTGGAAAAGAGGGTAAGAGTCCGATTATTACTAAGAAGGTATCCATCCCTGCGATTGAAGCAACTGTTGAAGAAGCTAATCGTTCAGCACTAGAAAGTACTCTTACACTTTTGGGGGTATAAATGAATCGTTCAGAGTCAATTGTTAAAATTGCATCTGCTCTAGTTAAGGCTCAATCTACTATGGGAAATGCTATTAAAGATGCTAAAAATCCATTCTTTAAAAGTCGTTACGCAGATCTTAATGCTGTACGTGAAGCGGTGCTTCCTGTTATGAATGCCAATGGTATCTCTGTTCTACAGCCAACTGTTCATATTGATGGAAAGTCGTTTGTAGAAACTATTCTTCTGCATGAATCTGGTGAGTTTATTTCAAGTCTCACAGAGATTATTGTAAATAAATTGAATGATGCCCAACAACAAGGATCGGGAATTTCCTATGCTCGTCGTTATGGCTTACAATCTCTAGCTAATATTGGTGCCGATGATGACGATGGGGAGCAAGCCGTTGGTCGTGGAAATTCTAAAACACAAGTAGTAGCAACTTTACAAACTACAAATTTTGACAAATTAGAGGAAGTAGTAGTAGACTCTACTCCTGCTGCTAGTCGGGGTTCTTTTAGAAAGAATGCTACTAAAGCAACTACTTCATCAATCCCATCAGGAGATCTATAGTGGAAAATTCACCGAACACGCCAAGAGTTATTTCTAAAACAGAGGTAACTGAAACTTTAGTTAGAGGTCTTCTTGGAGATCAAGAAGAATTTAAAAATGCTAGATCAATTCTAAAACATGGTCAAAAAGATAGGCTTATGGAAGCTATGGCTACATATCCCCTAATTGATTCTCAATTTGAGGAGTCAGAACCTGAACTTAGAATTGCTCTATCGACTTGGAAGAGAATTTGTGATAGCTTAGTAGCGTTGGGTACAGAAGCAGCTATTGAAGGTATTTTAAATGGATTTGCTCAAAATCAAAAGACTAATGAAGCCGAGGGCTTAACACAAGGAGTGCAAAATGTCGAAACAGAAGGGTAAGTACGCTACAGTAGGAAGTTTGATCTTCCAATCTCAGTTTGATGATGAAGGCAATCGACTAGAAGGCGAATATAAGACTGATGATAAGGGTCGTAAACTATACGCTCTTAAGCTAGATAAGAATACAGAAGTTGTTATCAATGGGGTTAATATGAGTGGTAAAACACTATACGTATCTCGTCCTGATACTAAATTTGCAAGACTTCTTGATAAAGGTGTTATTGATAAAAAAGAATTTGAAAAAAAGGTAGCAGATTATGGATCAGGTGGTAGGTTGGAATTTGTGCAAATGGAAATTGTAGCTGATTTAGAGAAATAATAAAGGAGCCGAAAGGCTCCTTTTTTTAGGAATAAATGATATTTAAAATTGGTGAATTTAGAAACGCACATGAAAAACTAGTACATGATACGTATGAAGAGAAAGGTATTGATTCTATATCTTTATATTGTGCATGTAACTTATGCCCTGTTGTAGCTGCTTATTGGTTTTGTAGAGAGAAAGATCCTTCTAATACGGAATTGACAAGGAGAATTGAGAGTGTTAAGGTATTTTATGGAATAGTTGATATTATAGAGTAGTGAAAAATAAGGAGATTACATGATGACTAGTTTTAATGATAAAAGAAAGCAACAAATGGGAGTAAGGAGTTTAGCAGATCTAAAAAGATCTGGTAAGGTTTCCGGTGGATTAAATACAAAGCTTTTTATTAACGGACCTAAAGAATTTGATTGCTTGATAAATCAATGGAGTAGACAAGAGTTACTTGGAGTAATTGGAGATTCTGGAGTAGGTAAGTCTGAGGTAGTATTATATTTTTTTAAAGAGATTCTGAAGAACAATCCAAATTCTTGTGCCGTATACGTTTCACTTGAAATGACCGACGAAAAGATCTCTCAACGATGGTTTAAGCTTACTGAGGATTGTCCAGAGGTATCTGAAAGATTATACGTAATCTCCAGATATGATGAGACTGGAAAATCTCGTGAGGTTAGCATGGGATGGATTAAGAAAGAACTTGTTAAGTATCGTGAAGTCATTGGAGATGTTGCAGCTTTTGCAATTGACCATATTCATTGTCTAGGCGAGAACGATCCGTCTACTCTTAATTCTATTATGATTACATTAAAAGAAATGGCTGTAGAATTAAATGCTTTTGGAGTCCCTATGGCTCAAGTAAATAAAGGTGCTGGTCAGAAGGGAGAGGTTCCTCTTGATGCAGATGCAGTATTGGGCTGTAGTCAGTTTAAGTACATTTGCTCTGATATTATGCAGATTCATCGCCCAGTTTTAAGACTTGAAGAAGAGGCTAAGATAAGCGTAATGGGATGGGGGTATTGCAAGATTAGAGAAGCTCACAAAGAGGATAAGATTAAGCGTGGTCAAAATAAGCTACTGGCTTATGATGTGGAGACTAGAGGGTTTAAGAAAATGTCTATTAATGAGTACTCTACCTTTAAGTTATACTATAATGAACTTCTAGCAATGAAGTCTGCAGAAGAGAAGCATAAGAGTTTCACTTATGACTTAATTAAAGAAGTAGTAAGTCCTAGTGGTAAAGTAGTTACTATTGTAGAGAAGTTTAGCGGAGATAGCGGAGATCTGTGAAAAAAGGGGATATATACAGAAATGATTATTGGGCTATATTTGAAATAACTGAAGTTACTGATCAATTAGTTTTTGTTGTAATAAAATATAATTCATCTATCTTTAGAGAAACTTCGTGGTATTATAAGTCTAATTTTGAAATGGGATTAGTAAAACTATCATCATTGGAAATACAATTATTATGAGACTATCAATATATCCCTTAGCTAATTTCTTACCTAAGAATAAACAAGATAAAATACAGCAAGCATTCCTTGCCTCTACTCCTAATTTGCCTAAAGTAGTTGATATTATAAATGAAGAAGATCTAATATCTTATATATCATCCTATGCTTGGAGTCCCAGTATATTTTCTGGAACTAGGCTTGATGAGCATTTTATATCTACTGATTTTATGACTTTAGATGTAGACAGTGGTTTAACTATTCCACAAGCTGAGCATAGAATACAGCAAATTGGATTATCCTGCCTATGTCTGCCAAGTCCTAGTCATACTAATGAGTTACATAAGTTTAGGCTAGTATTTCCATTAGCTAAGACTATTTTAAATTCAAAGGATTTTGATGAGACTTGGAACTGGCTATCTGAAAAATTCCCAGAACTTGACAGGCAGTGTTCCGATACTGCTAGGTACTACTGCCCTTCTAAGATAGATGATGGATTTTGGCAGGATGGTGAGTTTCTAATTCCTAAAAAAGCTAAAGAGGTTATAGAAGCTAAGTACAATTTAAATGAAGCACAAGTCATTGTACCCGAGGAGCTTTCCGAAATAGTTAAATTATTATATGGCAAGGAAAGGGATACTATACCTGAAGCGGTTGAATTCTTCTTGACCAATGCACATACTGGATTATCGGGATTGTGGATTAATTCATTAAATGCATGCGTCTTTTCACTTGCCCTTTCTGGTGTTGATGCTACAATAATAGAGGAGGTTATGTCTAAAATTTCTCCTCAAGATTTAGATAAAAAAGATATGTATCAAATTAAAAGATCTATAAAAGATGGTACTATTGCAAAAGACAAAAACAAATAATTTGATAATTAATGAACGGTATTCTTTAAATGAAGATACTAGTGATAGCACATTTTGGTTTATTGTATTAGAAGAAGTAGATGACTTTAAAGTAAGAATACGATACTATGATAACGTAATGGGAATTTTATATACACATTTTACAGATGATGTGTTTATTCTTCCACTTTCATCATTGGAGAGACAATTATTATGAAACAAACTCTAGTAGACTATAATGATATATGTTTTGAGAGTGATACTCTTTATATGGAATTAGATAGCTTAAGTGATGACGCTTTGCTAGATGAGTGTAATAATATTCTAGCAGGATTTCATAATATGGATGACATAGAGGATATAATAGTTAATTATTTTAAAACTGGTAAAATAAGCAAACTTGAAAGACTTAAAGCCGAATCCATTTATTTATTAGCTTATGGGGATTTTGGATGGGAAGTATAAAGAATTTAAATATAAATGATATAATAGTAGTTACTAACATACTAACCCTATGCCCAACTAAAGCTGCTAATATAATCGGAACGATTCACCCAATTGAAGCAATAGATCCGTTTGGATTACGTTTTGTATACTTAATAAACATAGATGGTATAAAATATTGGGTAGACGGGAAATACCATAGCTCGCTAATGATGGAGTTATTATGAAATTAGAAGAGGGAAAGTGTTACATCCGTAAGGACTTCACGTATTCTGCTATAATACTCATTATAATCTACGACGATGTTACCTATGAGTTTTGTAATATAAAGGATGGATCTAAGGGCATGTGGACTGTAAACTCTGCTCAGTTTAAGAAGAAGTATTCCCCTGCCTCTAATTTATTAAAAGAACTACTCTAAAGGAATCTATGAAATCCTACCAAATTATAAATCTCATGAATTCTCAGACTGCGTTGAGTGAGCTAGAAAATGCTGACGTAGTGGCTTATGACACTGAAACCACTGGATTGAATGTTCGCAAGGTAAAAATCATAGGATTCTCATTCTCGTGCATTGTGGGTACTGGTTGGTACTTGCCCACATTCGTTTGGAACAAAGTAACTCAGCAACTTGATGAACAGAAGTGGGCAATGTCTGTTGCTACTAAATTCTTAGAATTGCTGTCGCAAAAACGTCTGATTATGCACAATGCCAGTTTTGATGTGCGAGTCACTGCTAACTTCTTTAAGGTCAATTTAATCTCAGCTCTCTACGCTGACACTCAGCTTATGAAGCACACACTAGCGGAGGAGGGTCCGTTTGCTCTGAAAGAGAATGCGCTCATTTATGCTGCTGAAATAGGTCTTGACAATCAGGACGCAGCCAATCAGGAGCAGATTGAGCTTGAGCTTAATGTCAAAGCCAATGGTGGGAGTTGGACAAGAGAGAATAAGCAAATGTTCAAAGGCGACTTGCCAATCTTGGCTAAGTACGCAATTGCTGACACTGACATAACTTTGCGACTATTTCACTACTTTCACTCAGAAATGAAATTGCAAGGCTTATCTGACTTATTCTATGTTGACGAAGTTATGCCGCTTTATAAGCTAGTGACAATAAAAATGGAGCACCGCGGAGTTTACCTTGATATGCCGAAGCTTGAGAAGTACCTTGGGGAAATCAAGCTAGAATTAGCGAGGACAGAGAAAGCCGTAGTTGAGGCTATTATGGCGACTCCTGAGGCAAAAGAGTTTGTGGACGATTTGCTGAACGAAGAATACCCATTATCAGGTGGCAAGCTGAAGCAATACTTTTGTGAGCTTTGTGGTTTGGGAAGATTCCTACCAGTACTAAAAAGTGGTAAGTTCCAACTTACAAAAAAGAGCATTGAGGTTTTAAAAGACACACACCCAGAGCACTACGATTTTCTTGCAAATGGAACTATACTTCCCAATTTCGACTGGAGGGGTGCGCAGATGGGGCTATTGCTCCAAGATCAGCAGTATCCCATTAACCTTGCATCAAAAGATCAGCTCGGCAAGATCGTGTTTGAGAGAATGGGGATTGCTCCGCTATCAAAAACAAAGGGTGGGAAGGGTCAGTTCAATGAAGACTTCGTTGAACACTTGGCAGAAACTTATGGATTTGCTTGGGCTTTAGAGCTGCGAGTATTCAACAAGATGAATAAGATCAAAAGCAGCTATTTTGACAGATTCATGGAAATGCAAGAGGATGGAATTTACTATCCTACTTTCAAGCAACACGCTACTACTTCTGGAAGATACGGTGGAGATTTGCAGCAATTAAGTAGACCATTAGAAGATGGAGAAGATGATGCAAGGATTATTTATTATACTAATGTTTTAAGAGAGTTAATAGTTCCAAAGTCTGGTTATGTTTTTATCGACGACGATTACTCTAGTTTGGAACCATCTGTGTTTGCTGATGATGCAGGAGATCAGCCCCTTAGGGATATTTTCATTAATGGGGAAGACTTCTACTCTAAGGTGGCTATAATGGCACATGGTTTGGAAGGATTTTCTGCTGATAAGAAAGCACCTAACTTTTTAAAAAATACTCATCCAAAATTAAGACAAGACGCTAAAGGCTATTCTTTAGGAATTAGATACGGTGCAAAGGCTGGAAAGATTTCCCAGTTATTAGGTATTTCAAAAGAAGAGGCTCAGGATTTGATTGACAACTATTTTAAAGCATTTCCTCTATTGAAACAAGCAATGGATGGTTATTTGCATGAAGCTAAAACAACTGGAAAAGTTACCTCTAAATATGGCAGGGTTAGACACTTGCCAGAAGTAAGAGATATGTATAAGAAGTATAAGGATAGCTTGTTAGACTACAAGGCAATGGGGAGAATTGCTTATAAAGAGCGAATTTCAATGGATGAGGTTAAGATTATGCGAAGTAAGTACAACAACTTACTAAATAATGCTTTGAACTTTCCAATTCAAGCAGCTGCTACTTCTATCATTAGCCGAGCGTGTATTGCCATGAGTAGAGAATTCTTGCTGAGGGGTTTAGATGCTTGGGTTAGCCTTAGCGTACATGATCAGGCTATAATATCAGCAAATGAAAGTCAGAAGGACGAAGTGGCTGAGATTGTTCAGAGATGTATGGAGCAGACTAATAAAATTTCAGTACCTCTTGTAGCAATTCCACAATTCGCGTATAATCTTCGAGAGGGGCATTAATGAGTAAGGAATCCTTTAAGTTAGGCTTAGTATCCAAGCAACAAGCTGCTGACATTCTATTAAAGTTCCATTATTTAAAAGACATCTCTAAGGGATTTAAAAGTGGCTTTAACAAGAACATAATTTAGCTTCTTGGTTTGTGTCTCGATCTATTAGACTTTTAAGGAAGGAAAAATCTGTAAGAGCTATTTTATCATACGCAGATTCTACATTCCACTCTGGCACTGTTTACAAAGCTTGTAACTTCAAGTACTATGGACTAACTGAGGCTAAGAAGGATTTCTTCATAAAGCAGTCAGATGGAACATTTATTAAGCATAGTAGAGGTAAGGTTAAAGGAATAGAGGGAGAGTGGAGGGGTAGGAGTGTTAAGCACAGGTATGTTCTTGTGTATGATAAAAACTTAGACATAAAATGGAAGGTCACTAATGTTAGTCTTTAAAAAGGTTCGTGATGAGTCCAATCAATTCGACTCCTCTGCCATTTCATTTGAATCCCATGCTCTGACTACTTCCGAGATTCTGGAAGACTTCAAGTGCTTTCTAATGGCGTGTGGCTATCCTATTGACTTTGGTGATGAGTTGACTATAATAAAAGAAGAAGAGGTGGAAGATGAAAAATAAGTTCATTTGCTTTACTTACTCCATCAATAATGTGAATGGCAATCCTAAAGGCTTTGTATGGCTAACTGCCTGTTTCACTGATAGGAATTACAGGCTATTTCCAATAGGGTATAGAAAATGAAAACTAGAATCGAAGATGCGGCGAGAACATATTCATTTCGCAGACCAGAATTAATTGAGGAAGATGCAATTGAAAGCTTCATCGCAGGTGCCGGGTTTATGCAGGATGAAGTTGAAAAGCTTCAAGCGCAGAATGAGATTATGCGAGATGCACTGGTTAAGATCGATAGCTCCAATGATGACATGAAGTATTTCAATAGTGACATTCACGTAATTATTCATGAAGCACGTGAGAAAGTGGGAGAGGTTTAAAATGAGAATAACCTACGACTCCAGAGCAGGAGCTACTTACGTAACGCTACGAGAATTAAAGAGTGGGGAACATGTTGACAAAACATTGCAATCTGGTGCATACTATATTGACTACGATAAGGATGGGCAAATCCTTGGAATTGAATACTTAAATACTCCAACTATAGAAGTTGATGGAACTGAGGTTAGGCTAAGATGAAAAAAGGCGCACTTGTTAAGATGACTAGTAGAGGATTTAATTTTTATCATAACATTGATGACGCATTTGATGGTTGGCAACTTCGTGGAGGAGTGAATGCTTCTTCTTTTGAGCAAATGCTATGTGAGTCTTTAGCTATACTTGGAACTGGTAAAGTTATTATAGTTGAGCCTGATCAGGTAAAAGTGTGTTGGAAATTCAATAATGCTGGCATGTATTTCTATTATACCATGTGGTACTGTATTGAGGATGTACGTAAGCTATCCCTGCTTGAGCGTATTAAAGAATTCTTATGCTAAGATTATTATAAGGAGATATATGATTTATTTTTTTAAACTTGGATTAGGATTTATTGTAGGTCAAACTATGGGTGCAGTGTATAAAGCTGGTCATTTGGGAATTGGCGCAAGTTTACTAACAGCCATGGGATTAACCGTCATTTTATGTATGCTGCTAGACTTAACTTTTTCAAATGGTAACAAAGATGACAACAAAAAAGACTAAGATAGAATTAGAGGAATTGTACCCTAAGCTAACTACGTATAAAGTAGGGATAGATGGGTACTGGGGTTATCTAAAAGACTACTCTATATTAAGCGAATTTACGGATGAAGAATTAGGTCAGGAGTTACTGCGAAGAACCTCTCTAGGAAAAGAACTCGAATAACGATTATTTAAATTATTGGGATTTTTAATGAAAAATATTAGTCAGTATAAAAATTTACTTATAGTGGGACTAATTTCACTTTTAGTTGGTAGATTTGTGATACAGCCAAAACAAGAAGTTAAAGAAGTTATTAAATATGTACAAGTTGAAGTTAAGAAAGAAAAAAAGAAAAAAGTAACTACTACTAAGGAAACTACGAATGCTGATGGAAGCTCAACTGTAGATACTACAATAGAAGAAGACAGTTCTTCTGATTCACAATCAAGTGTATCTTATTCAGAGGAGACTAAATTTAAAAAATCTAATATTACAATTGGAGTATTAGCATTAAAAGATCTTGGCAAATTTTCAGAAAAGACTAATTTTGGAGTAGTAGCAGTATCTCCTCTGCTTGGTAATTTATCCATTGTTGGAACATTGGACACTACTAAAAGAATCGGTTTAGGTATAGCACTGGAGTTTTAATGTGGTACATGGATAATGATGACGATGACTACCCACCTCCTCCTCCTGTTCCAGAAAAACACTCAGACTGGTCGCAGAAGTATTGTAGCCATAATTGGAAAAAAACAGTACTTATAATATCTACTGTAGAAGATTGTACTAAGTGTGGAGTTAAAAAAGAAATTTATGAAAAATGGGGAAAAGAAGAATTTTGAAGTTGGGGATATATGGTTTGACGATAGTGCTGATGCGCATTATTTAATATTAGACTATAGGGATGGCATTATTAGTATTAAATGGTTGGATCTGGAAGCTAACGAGATGCCAGTGAATGAGTGCTATTGCTATGAGGATGAATTTATAAGAAAAATATCAAGTTTAGAAAAAGAGCTTTTATAATTGACTCAAAAGGAATATTATGCCATGTCACTATTGGGGAGATAAAGACTTTGATTGGGATTCGCTACATAAAGCTATAAACGAAGCTCATACTATAATGAGAAAGTATGGACGTATTGGTGTCCATAGTAAAGAAAAGTTTGGTACGGCTAGATGGAATCTATATTTATGTAGTGGAACTCTACACTCACTCACACATCCCGGATACATGTATAGTCGATATCCTAAATGGCTTTGGTCATTCGACGTAATGAATGAACCACTTAAGCACATTGCTCCTATAATTAGATTCTGGCAGAAGCTAGTCATACAATATGCCTTCACTATAGTATGTGCTAAGTATCCGCATATACGTGACGAAATTATTAACGATGCTCCAAAAGAATTACTCCCTTGCGAACTTGCTATAGCCTGTGCTAAAATGTGGAGCAATAGCTGTGACCATTGCGGAAAAATGTCTACAGTAGATAATTACAAATGTCCTCATTGTGGAGAGATGAAATGAAACAAACAAAACTAGTATTGTCAGCAACAGTTAAACGAGACTTACAGGTTGAAAGTGTATCTAAAACAAAAAAACAAATCCTAGAAGCTATTAGTAGGGCAGTTGAGAATGCCATGGAACATTTTAATGGTGAAGTTGGAGGTTGGAAGCTGGATAAGGACTTTCTCCAATCAGAGATCTTGCGAGATATATTTGGATTTTGTATCGAGGATGAGATTATTCAAGCCTTTATGAATCAAGGTTTAAGTATTGAATACTCTGGTAATAGGTCTCTTGTAAGAACTAAAGAAGAGTATCAACCTATATACATGAATCAAAGAACAGGCAAGATACACTTGATAGAGAACTCTGATGACAAGACTTATCTTAATAAGTTTAGTAGTCGTAAGGGGTATACTGAGATAGGTAGATTATAGTATTTGTTGTAGGTTCTTGGGAACCTTCTAGCGGGGCGGGAGTTTGTTAGTTTGTAACCGTAGCGAATAACCTTAAATCCTAGCGGTCAGCATGCCGTCCAAAAGCATGTCGGAGCTTCCGTCCCGATAGGTGCTGAAAACACCAACGGCTTTATTAGAAGGAATAAAATGAAGAGAAGTGAAGCCATCGAACATGTAGTTAATGTCTTACGACTTACTGGAAATCATTATCCAGAGGACTATGATAAGGAAGGTATGGATGCTGAAAGAATACTAGATAAGCTTGAAGAATTAGGCGTACTTCCTCCATTTAATGAATGGTCTTTTATGATGGACGGAGATCATGCTGATCAAGATGATGTTAGATACTATACTTGGGAGATAGAGTGATTAATTTAAAGGATGCCGTTACTTCTTCCGGATCTTACCCAGATAGGGAGGTTCATCCAGAACTCACTCCCGAGGTAATATCTAATCTGGAAACTCTTTTAATTCATGTAAATGCTCTATTAAGTGGATTGGGTATATCTAAGGCTAAGGTATCTTCTGGGTTTCGTCCAAGTGAAGTAAATGCTGCTACTAAGGGTGCTGCTAAAAAATCTAACCATATGCTTGGAAATGCTATTGATATTCTAGATGATAAAAATCAATCTTTGGCTAATAAGCTAACTCCTGAAATTCTTGCTAAATATAACTTGTATATGGAAGATAAGTCTGCTACAGTTGGAAAGATGACAAATTGGGTACATTTACAGATTGTTCCACCTAAATCTAAAAAGAGAATATTTCTTCCATGAACCAAGATAATTACCATCAAGAACGAATTAAACTTCAAAGACTACAATCTAAATTGCAACTTGCTCAAATACTAATTCAAGCAATTACTTTAATATCGACTTTAATATTACTAGGAAGTAAGTTGTAATGGTAACTATTACTATACTATCTATACTACTTACGCTAAATATGATACTCATGCATGGATACAAGTTCGTGCAATTTTACTATTGGATATATAGGAAGGTTAAAAAGCCTAAATTTAAGATAAATGAATACGTTATGATTAGTGATATAGAATTTGAAATTCTTATGATAACCAGTAATGCTAGGCCTTATACATATTTTTGTTTACCAGTTAAGGCAACTGGTGTTAGAATGATAGAAGCTTATTACCACGAGTCTAGAATTAAAAAGAAAACTGGATTATTAAAGGAACTAGAATGATTAAGAAATCTTGGCTTACAAAAGAAATTAATTTTGTTTTAAATCTTCATAGGAGAGGATTTTCTAGAAAAGATATTGCTAGGAAGTTTAATGACAAATACCCTGCTAATGTAAGAACTCAGGATTCTATAAAGCATTGCATCGAAGTGTATGGCTCTTCTATTGAAAAATCACCTAGAAAAGTATTAATTCTAGATATTGAAACTAAACCCATGACTGCTAAGGTTTGGGGGTTATTTGATCAAAATATATCCCTTAATCAGATAGTAGATGAAGGCGGCATCTTCTCTTGGAGTGCTAAGTGGATTGATTCTAATGAGGTTCTTTATAAAGATGTTAAGGGCAATAAGTCAAAAGAAAAGGAACTACTAAAGCCTATTTGGAAGTTAATGGATGAGGCTGATATCATCATAGGTCAAAATTCTGATAGTTTTGATATTAAAAAGCTCAATGCTAAGTTCTTAGAATATAAACTAGGAAGTCCTAGTGATTATAAAAAAATAGATACTTTAAAATTAGCTAAAAAACATTTTAAATTTGTTAGCAATAAGCTTGAGTGGATGTCTAAGAAGTTCTGTAAGCTTAAGAAGTTAGCACATAGTAAGTTTCCGGGATTCATGCTGTGGGACGAGTGTGGTAAAGGTAATGTTGCTGCATGGAAAGAAATGGAGCTGTACAACAAAATGGACGTACTTGCTACAGAAGAATTATTTATAGTTCTATCTGAGTTCGATAAGACTGAAGTTGTACAGGATGCATTAAAAGCTTATAGGAGTAAATAAAATGAAGTATACAGTTTTGTACGTAGACGACTGCACTCCTAAACAAAAAACTTTTAATAGCAAAAAGAAAGCTTTAGAATTTGTAGCTCCAATTGTAAAATCAAACTCGGATATACTTTGGATTGACGGATTAGTTATTGGGGAGTATATTAGAGGTGAGTTAGATGGAGAGTCAGAAGAACTTATTAAAAGGCTAAAGTGAGCTACAACATAGATGGAAAGATTGTAAATCAGCCGATAAGAAGAAGATTAGATGGTATGGTATTATGCTCCTGCTGTTCTAGAAGCATTAAAGCACCATCTAGAGTTGTTATGCCTATATCAGCTAAGACTGCTATTATGGTATTTCATTATGTAAATTCTAATTATTATATACATGAAACTAAAAAAGGATATGCTGTAATGTACTGCTCTTCTTACTGTAGAAGAAAACATAACCATAGATATTAGTATATGTTTTAATTTAAAAATGATCGTGGAGATCTATAATGAATAGGCCTAAATTTTTTACAGCCAAGATAAAAGGTATAGAATGGAAATTCTATGCTCAGGCTAGTTCTACTTATAATAGGAAGCATGGTACAGATAGTCACGCAATTACTTATACCAAAGATCACGAAATATACTTTAAGCTATCTGAATTATCTCCTGACTACATTAGACATGAACTTATGCATGCTTATGTAATGTGTTGCAGTATTAATTCTTCTAGCTTAACCGCAGATCAAATGGAGGAAGTTTGTGCTGAAATATTCGGAGAACATGGAGCAGAGATGTATTTAATGGTAGATCAAATACTTAATTTCTTTTTAAGATAATGAAAACAATAGCTAGAATTATATTTAAAATTCATAGAATTATTTATAAGTATCCCACCGTATCTGAGATTAGACTAACAGTGGATACCAACTATTTTATAGAGTCTAACTGGTATGTATGCATGTTGTATATTAGTGGGGAATCTGTATCAGACATTGCTGATCTGCTACACATATCTGAAGATATGGTTAAACAAAGATTGAATGAATCCGCTTCAACACTTAACTTATAGGGAGTGTATTAATGTCAAAAGAATCAGAAACAATTGCTAGACCATCGAGATATAATAATGGAACTATTGAAGTTTGGGATGCTATAACTGGCATGGGATTTGATTATATGCAGGGGGCAGTTGTTAAGTATATTGCTAGATACAGGCACAAGAATGGGGAGCAGGATTTAAAAAAAGCTATAAATTATCTTATTAAAATGCTTGCGCAGCAAACTAATCAAGATTACTATGAACTTAGGAAAAAAACTATTGATGAGGTAACTAGTGAATAGATTAATTAAATGTACGAATAGTTTTCTGATAGGTATGTATCTTGCATTTGTAATTATGATGGGTATTACCGGATGGGTAATAACTAAGGAATTTGTATCTAAAACTAGCCTTAAAACAAATATAGTGTATATTGATGGGGTAGTGTACGAAGTTAAAGAGAAGCGAAATTAAAGGAAGATTAGTGTTAATAATTTCACTCGTACTATCTATTATATCTATGTCATATGTTTTTATTAAACAATCTATTATTAATAAAAGAATTTTAGCTAAATATAAAAAAAGGATAAAAGATTTAGAAAAAGAACTATCAGATTTGAAGTATAAATAAATCAAGTTTACTTTCTAAGGAGAGTAGTATGGGACGAAAAAGAAAGCCTAATTTAGAAATTGAATATGAACTTGAAAGAGAGATAGAAGATTTAAAAAAACAAATAGATAAACTAAAAAAGTTGTTGCAAGATAAAAATAAAGATGTTAAGGTGTTTAAAGTAGAGAAATCTGTTGAAAAGATTAAAAAATATACGTGTAACGAATGTCCTAAATGTGGAGCCGAAGTTTCTATAACTGAATTACCCATGGGATTTTTAGAATTATGTAAATCTGCTTGTGGATTTAGAGCAGTTAAAAAGAAGGGATAGATATGTTTAAAAAAACTAAATTCATGTGTTTAAAATGTTCAGATTTAGTTTACTCATCATATCCCGGACAATTTGTAAGTTGTAGTTGTGGAAAGCTTTCTGTTGATGAGACAGAGCATTATATTAGAATTTTGGCAAATAACGAAGATTATATAGAGGTAAACGATGAATGTAGTTAGAACAATGAAAGTAACTTTAGATCAAGTAGTAAATAGTGATTCGCTAAATGCTGCAGCTAGGCATTGGGTAGTTCCTAAGAAAGCAACTATCCTGTCTCATAGTTCAGGTACATTGATTGAAGCTGATGATGGACAGTTATATTTAGCGACAGTGGGTGATTGGTTTAGAAGCCCATTCGTTTCTAAAAGTTTTCCACAAGTTGATCAATTCAATCAACTGCAAGACTACGGACTAACTGAGATTAAAGATAAACTTGTTAGACATAGTGAGAAGAAGATTGAATTAAAGGTCGAAGAAAAAATTAGACCAAGACTTGAAGTAAAGAAACTGGAGAAACTGGATGGACAAACGATTCCAAGCAAAAATAATGTCAGCGTTGAGAAAGTTAACAAAGCAGTGGAGTCCGATATTAAAAGCGAAAAAAAAGACTAAGATAGGTCCAGAGCTACACCAGTGTCCCTTGTGTGAGCAAATAATCTATACTGGTAAAAGATCTATAGAGTATATCCAAATTGAGCATCCTTCTGCAATTGCTGGTAAAATGGATGTTGACCATATTGATCCAGTTGTGCCAGTAGAGGATTCTGGGAAAGATAAGGATTGGAATAAAGTCATAAGTAGGCTATTCTGTGATGAGGACAATGTTCAGTCTATATGCTGGCTATGTCATAAATCTAAAAGTCTATCCGAAAGCGGTGATAGGGCTTTAGCAAGAAGAGAGAATAAGAAATGAGCTTTCCTACTTCTAGTATCCCTGATATTCGAATACTAATGATTTTACTAGAGTCTAATTGTTTATCTGTAGAAGAAGCTATAGAGATCCTTAGTATTCGTGAAGCAGAGATAGAATTAAAAAAAACATCCCTTGGAAAAGAGTTATTTTAATGGAAAAGTTGGTAAGAGATAAAATTGTGGAGTTTGTATTTAAGGAGAGAGGAGATACTTTAGTTACTAGAGTAGCTTCCGAAGATGAAATGCTTTTATTATTAAAGAATAAATTAGTAGAAGAAGCTAATGAGGTATTAAATGCTACCAGTAATGAAAATCTGATAGAAGAGTTAGCTGATGTTTTAGAAGTTTTAAAAGCTTTAGTAGTTAAGCAAAATATTGTAGAAGAAGTATTTAAAAAAAGAGAAGATAAGTGCTTGGAAAGAGGCGGTTTTGATAATGGAGTTATTTTAATAAAATAATCCTTGTTATTTGTTTACTAATTTAGTATATTTTATTTACAAACGATTTTGTTTGTTTCATTTTATGGAGTATTCATGCTTAGAATTTTATTAAGTCTAACCCTATTGTCAACTATGGTACATGCTAAAGATATTGAACTAAATGAAAAGAATTGTGTAGTATTTAATCAGGCGGTGTCTGATGGGTACGTTTCTAAGAAGACTGTAGAAATTATTGAAAAGTCGTTTAGTGAAAAGGAACTATACCTAGTTATGGATACACCGGGCGGTTCTGTAACTGCTGGATTACAATTTATTGATATTATTAAAGCTCTTAATATTAAAATACACACAGTTACTATTTTTGCAGCATCTATGGGATATCAAATTGTTCAAGAGCTTGGAGCAAGGTATATCACACCATCTGGAACTCTTATGAGTCACAGAGGATCTGTTTCAGGTATCTCTGGTCAAGTTCCCGGAGAGTTAAATTCAAGACTAACCCATATTCAAGCATTACTATCTAAAATGTCAGATGCAGCATCGAAGAGGTCTGGAATGTCTAAAGCTGATTATGACGCAGCTATCATTAATGAACTGTGGTTGTTTGGAGATAATGCTGTAAAAGCTGGCCATGCTGATGAGGTTGCTAATGTTACATGTAGTAAGAAGTTGTTTAAGCAAACACATTCTGAATCAATTGCAAGTATATTTGGAAATGCTACTGTTACGTATTCTAAGTGTCCTTTAATTTCAGCACCTTTAAGTATACGTTTTGAAAGAAATGTAAAACCTGAAAATATGTCTAAAATTAAAAAGCAGTTGGGATCTACAAGTAGAAAAATGAACTTAACATTTTAAGGGTTATATGGGAAAATCAATAGAAGAGTTGCTTAAACTTATAGAAGAAAAGCCTAAGTCAGGAAAGAAGCCAAGACAAGATAGTAGAGATGTTCTTGATTTTATTAATGATCTTAGAATTGAATCTGGTGTTCAAGCTGTACCCAACTATTTGATTTTCTTTATTTATAGATCTATCTGGAAACCTGACCAGTCTAAAAAGAAAGCTAAGAAAATAACTTTCTTTCAGACTTTTGGAAAGCACTTTCCAGATTACAGAAAGAATAGTCAGCGATACTATATGTTAAAAGAGGGGATATTTAATGTTAATGAGGATATGCTAAAGGCTGCTAAACAATATGATAAACAACACTGGCAAAACAAAAAAGCACAAAAAAAGTTTTCAGCACCTTAATAAAAAGGGTGCTAGAGCACAAAGACAAGAATTCATTGAAACTCCGTACCTTTCTGGAATTATAAATGAAAGTGGCGAGAAGGTAATGAGATCTTTAGATGATTCTGAAAAAGAGTGGCTAAATAACTTTTATAAAGAATACGTGCATGGAACTTTCAATACTGATCAAGAGTCTACTCGGTTGTTTAAAAAGGCTAAGAAGTTATCTAAGAAAAAAGAACATGTTAAGTTCTTTGAGCAGAATGGATTTTACCCAACTGAAGTTACTGCCGCTGTTGAAGAGTTTAATAAGAAAAGTAAATCCCTTGGTAACTTAGCTTACAATTTTTGGGATCAAAGAGAAATCAACTCAGACGACTACAAAAGACGATATGATATTCAAAATAATTCTGCTAAAGGATTACAACTTGAATCTTTTGAAGATGTGCAATATAGTGCTAATGTAGAAGAACTAGATAATACCACTATTGAAGATTTAATAACAGAAAGCGAGAAGTAATGACAAATAGGATTGAGATTAAAAAAGATGAAGATTCTGGAGAGCATTATATTGACGTTTATGATTTAGCTGACTTGTTTGAAGATGTAGACTTAGTTGAATCTTATACGCTTGAATGGAAAGATGATGGCTCTTTTTCAATGGAATTTTTTGATAAAGATGAAAACAGAGTATTTCCAAAGAAAGCATAATGAAAACCCCAGAGCAAATTAAAAAAGAATTAGATGAGTACGTGATTGGTCATGAAAAGACTAAAAGATCTTTATCAGTTGCTGCATATAATCATTTTAAAAGAATGAATGGTAGTACAATAAAAAAATCTAACGTGCTTCTAATTGGACCTACTGGATGTGGTAAGACTTACCTAGTTTCTATCTTATCTAGAATTCTTGGAGTAAGTTTCTTGACAAGCGATGCAACTCAGTTTACTTCTTCTGGATATCAGGGTAGGAGTGTTGAAGAACTTATTACCGATCTGCTAGGTATTTGTGAGGGAGATGAAAAGAAAGCTTCTAAATCAATTATCTACATTGATGAAATAGATAAAATTAAGAAGAAGACTAGTCAAGACGGAGGAGCTGATGTTAACGGACTTGGCGTACAGCAATCTCTTTTAAAACTACTAGAAGGTAGCGATGTTCCATATATTTCTAGATATTCTCAGAATGGGGAGTACGATAAAAAAATGAATACTAAAGATATTATGTTTATATGCTCTGGAGCTTTTGTGGGTCTAGAGTCTGCTTCAGTTCCTACTCTTATGGATTTTGGAATGATCCCAGAATTCTTGGGAAGATTCCCAGTTATCACGCAGCTTCAGGAGCTTAAATTTGATGATTACAGGAAGATCCTACGTGACTCCAAGGGATCTATCTTAAACTCATTTAAAGAGTGGTTTTTGAGCGAAGGTATTGAGCTTGTAGTACAGGATAGTGCTATTAATATCATAGCTCAGAAGGCTATTGAGAAGGGATTAGGAGCTAGAGGCTTGCATAGCGTATTAGATGAAGCGTTGCTAAACGCTCAGTTTGAAGCTCCTAGTTTAGCAATTAAACCAAAGAAATTCACGCTAGACTCCATGGTAGTGCTGAGTGGTAAGCCTAAGTGGGTATACTAATGAAGGATATGAACTGGGGGACATTTATAACTTCTATGTTCTTATCATTTATGATAGGATTCTTAGCGTGTCATAAGCTTTATACTGGAATGGAGGAGAGGCGTGATATCATTGATCTACGGGGGAATAACACATCACTACATGGCCCCTAAATTAAACTACTGTAATACAATAAATAATGTTGGAACGATCCATAATGAATATATTATAGCTATGGCTGGAAGTGATAAGGCTAAGGTGGGTATTCTTAAGGGTAAAGATTCAGCCTGTGGAAATGTTGTTGGACCAATATCTAGCTTCAAGCTATCAGAGTATACAGATTTTATGCTAGGTGGATATAATACCAATTTTGATACCTTTCAAAAGCGTGGAATTATACCTCCCTCAATTTTCGGATTTACCCCAGTTATCGGATTAAACTTTAAGATACCCATTACAGATACTATTAAAATTAATAATTTAGTGTCTTTTGGAATAATAACTCATGCTTTGAGTTTGGAGTTTTAATTATGGATTATGTTAGATTAATTTCAATTGTAGTAATACTTGTAAATTCTTTCAAGCTATTTTTAAGTAATGATCCTGTAGAGTCATCTATAGGTCTTCTACTGATGCCAATATTTGTTGTATATCTTAGAGCAATAGTTTATAAATTGCGGCAATAAAAGTCACTACAGACGCTATAGCTCCCATTATTCTAAGCGAAGCATCCACTAATGCCACATGCTTTTTAATTGGAAGAATCTCTTCTTTAACTAATTTTATCTGTTCTTCTGCAAGATCTGTGCGATAGATATGATGTTCCAGATCTTTAGCTTGTTTAGCAAGAGTTACATCAATATTAGATATTTTATCTTCAATGCGATCTAGCTTTTCGTCCATTTTATCTAAGTGATCTTGCATAAACTATCCTTTATTTTTAATATTCCTAATAAGTTCTCTAAAAGCTGGTTGTTGATTTAACCCAAATAGCGTAGCTTGCTTTTGTGATTCTGGAGCATCTATTATCTTAGATAAAACATTGCCATATTCTTGAGAAACTTTATCTTGACCAGATTGTAAGGTATTTAAAATGTTCTGTAATTCATTAGAATCTGTAGTGTCCAGCTTCTCTACGTAGTTTGGTTTAAGTTTTTTTGCCTTCTCAGCTTCCAAAACTCTTTCTTTGTAAGCTTTGATTTCTGGTTTTTCATAAGCAGATGGCATTTTGTCATAAGCCCCTTGATTAGGAAGACCTTGTTTAAAACTAGCCAATCTAGCTCTTTGCACCTGCTCTTCGGGATTACGAACACCTTTTTCTAGCCAGTATTCTGGCATTTCTGGATTTGCTCCTGAAGGTTCTGGACTAAATGCTTCTTCTGCGGCTTGAGCAGCTACTGCTCCTACTGCAGCTCCTCCAAAAGGAAGTGCTTTAAGTGCCCCTTTAGTAACCTTACTAATTATCTTACTAGTAGTAGGGTAATTAGCTGCAATGTCTCCTAATCTAGGAACTAATGTTGCTAATTTATATGCCCCTTCAGGAGTTTTAGTATACTTCATTCCCTCGTACACACCAACTGGAAGAAATGATGATGCCCCTGTAGCAAAGCTTAATCTTAATGCATCAAATGGTCCGAATTTAAATGCCTTTTTTTCATCTAGTAAATTTGCTTTAATTGCAGCTTGTTTTATCTCATCTACTAAATCAGGATTTTCAACAAGTCTATCTAATGCTATTTTTGCTTCTTTTATAGCAGGATCTTTTAAATCTGCCTGACTAGGATTTAAAACTTTATTTATTGTTTTTCTATTATTTAAATCTATACTAACTGACTCTGGATCAAATTTACCTATAATTTCATCATCAACTACCTCACCCATATTTCTTGTTATGAATTTATTTTGCTTTGCTTCTTCTAATTGATTTAGTAATGAACTAACTCTTTTATATTCAATATCAGATTTGCTCCCACTTGGAGCCATTAAAGATCTAAGCTCACCTGCATACTCTTTACTTAATTCGCTAGATACTTCAGGAACGCCACCAGCTCCCTTCGTCCAACCTAATTCTTTAGAAGCTCTTAGGTAGTCTGCTGCATCTTTTTTTTCAAGACTAGAAACATCTGATAATTTTCCTTCTATTTTTCTAACTTGAGGCATAAATTCTTCAGAAGGATCTTCATATCCATATAAGGATGGGTAGTCTTTTGCTAATTTAGTAGTTTTTGATTTTATAAGATCTTCTCTTACAGAAGGTTCTACATTAGATTGGATATAATTTTCATTTTTTAAATCTTGCATTTCATTTTGTATATTAATGATATCTTTACTAATAGATGCCTTGGCTTTATTCTCTTCTGGAGAATACTGTTCTATTGTTTTATCGAAAGCTTCATTGTATATTGCTTTTAAATCTGGAGCTGCTTCTTTTACAAGTCCAACAGATTTTTTTGGAATAGCCTTTTCTACAGCATTTTTTGCAGCTTCTTCTGCTTTGGTTTGTGCTATATCACTTGACGATATTAACATTTGTTTTTTTTGTTCTAATAGATTAGTAAGTCTATTTAAATCAGCGTCTACTTTAGAGGTTATGTTCTCTTGTAGTTTTCCTTTAAATGCTTCACTTTCAGTGGGTACTTTATTTAAAACTTTAGGTAACGCAGCTTCCATAGCTTGCTTAGATAATTTTTGAGTAACTGGAACATCTAGTGCGGATTCTGCAGCTTTCCTTGCCCTATTAGCCTCTATATTTTTTAGTTTAAACTTACTTTCTAATTTAGAATATGCTTCGTCAATAGCTTCTTGAGAAATACCTTTATTAGCTTCTATATCTATATAATTTTGTTTATAATAATCTACTTGCTCTGGAGTAAGTCCTCCAATTTTCATAGCTATTTTTTCAGGAGCTTCTAATATTGCTTTGCCTGTTTTTTCAATTCCAGTTTGAGCTGCTTTTCCTATTCCATATCCTACCATTGGGGTTGTTATTTGTTCTGTAATTGGAGTTAAAGGGATCTCTTCTTGCTGATCCATTTGAATTGCAGGTTCATTTGCAATATCTTCTGGATCAAAATCCGATATAAGGGGTGGCTCATTAATAATATCCTCTGGATCAAAATCTGACATATTATTTTATCCTTGTATAACCCGGCTTACTTAAGTATTTTTGAGCTTTTTCTTCTGTCATATTAACTTCTTGTCCGCTTGGACCTTTTATTCTCACTAAATTACTTGGCTGTTCTTGTGTTTTTTCTGATTCTTCTTTGAATGCTCCAACATTTTTTCCTTGTTTTTCAAATGCTGATAACTTTTCTTTTTGTTTTCTTTCGATAATACCTCTAACTGTTTTTAATTTAGTCATAAAAGTATTATCATCGTCATCTACATTAGGCATATTACTTTTTAATTGATCTAATTCTTTTACAGAATAGGATACTCCAGATTGAGCTTTTACATAATCAAATAATTGAGTTCCAGAGAGTTGTTTAAGCGCAACAAAATCTTTATCGGATTCTGCAAATGGTAAAATATCCATTCCTGATTGATACATAGATGCGTATCTTCCAGTGTTTACTCCTGTTTTAGCAGCTTCAACTTCATCTAAACCTTTAAGTGCGTTATTAATACCTTCAATTTCTGTAGTTTGTTTATCCGAAAGTTTTGACTCTTTTTTCTCAGCCTTGTTCACCATATATTGTTGATAAGGAGTGAACTCTCCTTTTTCAGAGGCTTTAATTCCAGCCGCTTTTAAATTACCTTCAGCTTTAATTCCAGCCGCTTTTAAATTACCTTCAATTTGCATTTTAGCTAATTCTCTAGCTCTCAAATCTGCATCTTTAGCTCTTAATTCTTCGGAAGTGAGTCTAGTTTGTGCTCTCTCACCCTTAGCTAGTTCTGCATATTGCTTCATCATGGATTCTCTTCTTTGAGCTAAGTCACTCTGAATCTCTGGAGCTGTAGCAAACATATCAGCTATCTTACCTAATCCAGCACCTTGTTGAACTTGAACTCCCGGAGCTTTAACATTCATTTGAGATCTTGCATTTAAATATGTAGCAAGAGCATCTCCAATAGATCCTCCTATTTTTAACATTCTATCACGCTTTCTAGCGTCTGCAAGATCTGTTTCACCTTTTCCAAGTAGTTTATTATACTCGGCTATTAAAGCCTCTGATTTTGATATTGGAGGTTCTGAGAGGGGTAAATTTTTATCTAAGACGGCATTATCTTCTTTTGGAAGTTTAGCCATAGCTGCATCAAAATTTACGTTTTCCATAAATGGATTGCCAGAAATTTCTTCTTTTTTTGGAGAAGCTTGTTTTGCAACTGCTCTAACGGGAGCTTGAATTTCAGGCTCAGGAGTTTGCTGTTGTTCCACAATAGAAGCTAATTGCTCAGGAGTTGGATTAATTGGCGTACTTAGTTGATCCAAAGTTGGATTAATTGGAGAAAATAATTGTTCTTCTTTTTTTGGATTAAGAAGGTCTATTAAAGATTGATAATTATTATTTGCCATGTACTATATCCTTATGCCTTTTTTACTTTTTCAGCTTGAACATCTCCATAAGCTCCAATTCCAGCTCCCGCAACAGTTCCAGCTAGGTTGAGCAATGCTCCTGTTTGAGCTTGTTGGGCTTGTTGAGCAGCCCCGCCTTGAGCAGTATATTGATTAGCTAAATTATTTTGCGCACCAGAAACTCCAGTAGCCTTAGCCATCCTATTCTGGAAGTCTTGTTGAAAAAGTCCCTTATTATACATCTCTACTTGATTTCTTGTATTTTCTATGCCTCTTTGTGTTGCGATTCTATTTTGAGCATTAAATTGATTTACACCTTGTCTACCTTGTGTATTAAACTGCTTAATTACATCATCTGCTGAAGCTTTTTGTCCAGCCAATGCTAATTGTTGTTGGGACATTTGAGTTGCCATATCACCCTGTAGTCTTAAAGCAGCCATACGAGCGTCTTGTGATTGCGCTGCAGACTGTAAAGCTACTTGGTTTTTAGCTTGACCAGCTCCTTGTATAGCTTGCATTTGTAACAATAATTTTTGACCTGCACCCATATCTGGATTTTCTCTAAGAGCACTTAATCTTGCTTGTTCGGAACCTGCTACTCTTCCAAGTCCTTGCTCTAAATTAAGTCTAGCATTAGCATCAAGTCCTCCAGCTGCTGCAATTCCTGCAACATCTTGCATAGCTGCCATATTTATAGCTTTTAATCTAGGATCTTCTTGAACTCCTTCCATAGCAGATGGGCCTAAAACTTCTGCTTCTAACTGTCCCACAAGTTCTGGAGTCTGTAAAGCAATTCTTTGAGCTTCAATTGATGGAATACCAATTGCTTCTAAACGTGCAATATTATCTTGCATAAGCTTATTGGCTTTCTCCATTTCACTTTTACCAGCATCTCCACCGCCAAATATCCCTGCCATTATATGCTCCTACTAAAAATTATAATTTGAGAATCTTCATACGTATTTTTCATCCCATATAGTCTACATATATGGGTAGTTCTCTGTTGAATAAACTCACTAGTTGCTTTGTTAATCTGAGCAGATAGACAAGAACAATTTTTGCTATGTGCTATATCTTTCATTTTATCAAGCAAATCTATAGATTTATTTTTTCCTCTAGACTTTTTATCAATATACATATTTACTACTTTTAAACATACTACGTGTCCTGCTTTTTGAATTTCATATGTAACAAAGCTATCTTCATCTTCTAAAGTTTTTAGGTCTAGTATTTCTTCTACAAACTGCGCATATAAGCTAGGCATACTTATCCCTGCCTGCGCAATAAATCTCGCAAAGCTGCAGATCTGGTAGACGTAATCCCAGCATCTACAATATTGGAACGGTTTCCAAATCCTTGACCTTCAAGATAAGCTTTATACTTTCTCTCTAAATCTTCAATAGCTTTAGCTTTTGCAGTTCCCATTCCAACTTTGGCCATAGCGGAAGAACTCATCCTTCCTCCGCTTAAATCTCCGACAACATTGGATAAACTTGAATTTGGACCAACGACTGACCCTAGTACTCCCCCTACAATTGCTCCACCTGCTGCCGTTACACCTGCTAAAGGCCCTCCAATAGATCCTAGTCCTGCGCCAATAGCTGCTCCAGTTGCTGCTCCAGTTGCTGTTCTAGCTGCTCCTTCTGCATACATACTTCCAGAGTCATCTCTGCCAGTATCAGTAGCTCCTAAGTAATTAGCTAACGCATCTTTATCTGATAGTATAGTCCTAGTAGCCTCTGGATTTTCAGCGGATACGTCATATCCTGCTTGTCGCAACATGTCTGCTACATTTCCTGATTGATCTGCGTAATATGTTTTAGTTCTCGTTCCTGACCAATTCCCTCTGGACACTTTCTTTTGTCCCATTCCAACTAAATTAGCACCTTCTGCACTTTCTTTAAATTTTTGTTGTTTTTCGTTTAAAATGTCTCTTACAGCTTGAGTATTTAAAGAACTTTTCAATGTTTGAGTTCCTGCTTTTTCAGCATCCGTATATTGCAAATCTTTTTGTAAAGCTTTTGAAGTATCAAGTCCTGCTAATCTAGCCAGTGCTTGTTGTCTAGCAAATTGATCTTTTGTTATTAATCTTTCTCTTTCTGCATTAACATCTTGAATTAAGTTTTGACCTACATTATATAAGCCTTCTCCAGAACTGATTCCTAATACTGCGGCTTCCTCTGGGGATAAGCTCAATTGATTCATATTCATTTGGTCAGCAGCTGTCTTCTGTTGAGTGTACTGTTGGTATTCTGGACTCTGTTGAATTGCAGCAGCTTGAGCTTTTTGAGCATTCGATTGTTGTCTTAATTGTTGAAGTCTGCCAAGCTGAACTTGGATTTGCCCAGCTGCTTGAATTTTATTACCATATCTCTTTAATTGGTTAATTTGATACTCTGCGCTTCTAATTGCAGCCTCAGTTTCTGCCACTTGCTTATTGGCCTCAGTAAGCTGTTGCACTTGTGGTTCATACGCAGTTAAAGCAGCCAACCTTTCTTTTTGTATATCTTTATTTGTAGCTTCTTTATTGCGTATAGCTTCTCTATAATATTCTGGCAGTTGGTCCCATTTAGTTTGATAAACTGGATCACCCTTTGCATCTACCATAGGTTTTCCGGTAGAATCTAGTTTTTGAATCTTATTTCCTGAAGCATCTAAAGCAGGATCTTTTATTAAAGCATCTATGCCTTTTTCTGTTGTTGTCTCTTCTTCAGTTCTTCCTTCTAGAAATGATTTTCTAGCTTGTTGCTGAATATTAGAAATTTCACTAGCTCTTCCAGTTGCTGTATTAGCAGATTCTGTTTGAGCCTGTTGAAGTTTTTGTTGTAAATCTCCCGCTTGCTGCGCTTGTTGCTGAAGTTGTCCAAGGCCTTGTTGAGAGGTATTTAAAAGTAATGAATCAAGTTTAGATTGACCTCTAGAATAATCTCTACCTTGGCTAAATATATTTCTAAGAAGTTGCTCTCTTCCAGCTGCTGTCTGAGTTTGCTTAACTGCTTCCTGAGCTGTTCTTGCTTTTTCTGCGGCTCTATTGTACAAGCCCGCTTCTTGAATAGATCCCGGACCTGCATATCTAGCATTAATGATCTCTTGAAATCTCTGTGCTTGTTCTGGAGTTACTCCGGATTGGGGAGTTTCTACTGGAGCCGGTACAACAGTAGTTGCTGGTTCAGCAGGTTTTTCTGTAGCATATTGCGAAATTTTATTTTTGTCAACTCCATATTTAGAGTATAGAGTTTGTATATCGTCATTTTGACGTTTTAATGATGCTTCATTAGAAGATCCCGGGCCATAATCCATTGGGTGTACTCTGCGCTGAATGGCGTTAAGTTCTTCTTGAAATGCAGTATATTTATCACCTAGAAAATCTTTAAAGTATTGATCTGTATTTCTAACTGAGTTCGCTGCATTTTCGAGACGGGTTGTAGGCTGCGCAACTGGAGCTGGCTCTATTGGAGCTTGGTAAACTGTTCCTCTAGCAGCATCTATTGCAGCTTGAACATCTCCACCAGCAGCTCCTCTATTGGCTAAGCTTCCAGCTTCTAGCTGATTTCCAAAAGTTTTTTGTGATTGAGAAATTTCTTTTTGAGCACCAGACGCTACGTTTTGAACTTTCTGAGTTGCAGCTTGTGCAATTTTTTGCTGTCCTCCACCTTGAGCAGCTTGTATATAACTTTTAAGATTAGAGAATGTTCCTGTTCCAGCAGCTTGTTGTTTTGGAGCTGCTTTAGGTGCTGCAGCCTGTGCTACATTTGCCTGAGATGATGGGGATTTTAATTCAGGAATCTGAGGTTGTTTTAGAGACTCTTGTTCCTTCCTTTTCTTTTCTTCATCAGATAAAGTAGTACTCATCCCTTGTCCGGGTGTTTGATTTCCTGCCTGATTAAGTCTCATTCCCATAGAGTTCTCCTGTAATATAAGGGTGTTAAATAGTAGTTTTCATTCCTACAAAAAATCAACACCTTATACCTAGTTGTGAATATAGCAAAGTTATGTTATATTATCAAGGAAGATTAATTTCTTCTCTTTTTGCTCTTTTGGACCGTGAAATAGAGGACTTACAAGCGAGTCCGATATACGAGCCGGTGTAGGAAACGAAATACTCGACTAGGTGTCGCAAAACCACTAAGTACCTAGCGGAAAGCCAGAGAGTTAAGCAAAGTTATTGGAAGTTTGGAACTTTGTAGAAAAGAGACATTCAGGTTAAAAGCCCACCCCTTTTCCCCAAATAGCTGAAAGCACATTAAGGATCTGGTTTTACCAAATTGAGATTCATGCTCTATATAAGTAAAACTATGTGAATTATTTGATTATCTCCAAAGTAAGTCTGTACTTAACGCCTACTGTAAATCCGATCCCATATAAAATCTTTATAGCTCCCGATCCAGTGTAAGACCAGTCTATAAAAGGAATTTGAGCAAGCTTAGCGGATGCATTGGTAAGGTTTTGAACTTTTCCCAAATGAACCATGGATACATAAGATAGCTTTGTAACGACAGTGGAATTACCAATTATATTTCCTGATGCATCAAATACTACATCTATCGTGCCTAATGACCTAGCCAGATTATCAAAATCTAATCCACCATTAACTACTTGATAAATTTCATCAGCAAACTCATTGTAAGATCCAGCAATCATGCCAGCTGATTCTTGAAAATCATCAGGATAATCTTCTGGAACAATACGTCTAATGTCTGATAATTTAGGCATTATCTATATCCTCTAGTGGAGACTTCTCTAGGTTCTAAAGATACTCCAATTAGTTTCCATTGCTCTCTTGCATTAATATGAGTAAACTGAACATGGAGATACCTACATCTAGCCTTGTCTGAAGGAACAAAAGTTCTGAAAGGAACTTCATTGCCCTCTCCTCCAAAAGTAGCATTAGCCCAATTATATCCATCCCAATATCCCGGACCTCTTCCTTGAAAATCTATACTCTTAAAGTCATACGATCTATCTGAAGAATAGGCAACAGATCCACCCCAGAAATTATTCTGATCAAATATAAAAGTACCTTCTGATATTTGCTTAGTTGATTCTGGTTTTCCGAAGTGTTGTGGGGCATATTGAACAACACACTTGATACCTTTAAATATAGAAACATCGCCCACTATAAACTTATTCTCTGCCTTCACTGTAATAGTATTCATTATGGTATTAACACCAGTAATAAGTACTTCATAAGTTAAAGGATCTGTTACTGATTTATAGTCTTTAAAATTAGTTAAAGTTGTAGATAGGTTAAGGATAGCAACTATTGCGTTAAAGTTAGTTGCAATATCTATTGCGATATCTGATCCAGAGCTATGTGGTATTATAATTCCATCAGATAATAACTTTACTTCAACTTCTTGTAATTTTGATCCAAGACTGTCTCCGGCAGATGCTTTTAATGTTACGTATTTCTCCTCAGTATGAGAAGAGAATCCATCTCTATCTAATTTTTTAAGGAATCTATTAAACTTATTTATATCAAGATACTGTATTTGAGTTAGCACATCTCCAGCTGCTAATTCTACAGACGATGAGAGTGTGTAAGTAGTTCCATTTGCAGAATTTGCTACAATACTTCTAATTATTTCTCTGTCAGAATGATCCTGTCTTTCAAAGTTTTTTCTTTCTTGCAATACATATGGTCTTCCAGATGAATCTCCTAGATACATCTTATCATCTAGAGGATTGACTACACCGCAGTTCGCAGGTTTAGTCCACCTAGTCCAAGCTCTTGTGAAAGTATTATATCTAAAAGCTTGCGTAGCATATCCATCGGTAGTCTTCTCAGGAAGCCAAAGAAGATAGCATCTATCTGATTCAGAGGACATTCCCCAACTCATAAGCTTATAATCAAACCTAGAATTTGTAACTTCTTGAATTTTATTTTCAATATTTCTAGACATTACTTGAACGCCAGTTTCGGATACTGTAACTACTCCTTGACTTGTTAATACATATACTAGATTATTTAAGTTAACAGCTGTATCTGGAGCAAGGGTTAAGGCAGAGGAATCACAAAGACGCACAGAAAAGTTTGGTGCAGACTGTCCTGATATGATGTAGACGCCCTCTTCTTTGAGTACTGCAAGACTATCTCTTAATGCAATGATTCTTTGTATTTTCTTGTCTCTTGGTCCAATATCAATGTAGTTAACTAGCGGCACAGCCTCTGGTTGGTATATCTTAGAGAAATAAACTCTATTCGGATTTACCGAATTATCAGAAACTACATCAGCTGGGAATACTACGGCTGATTCGAAAGAAGTTATTTGTGCTCCAGAAAAACTAAATCCATAAATTGTAAGAGTATCTACTCCGGGAGTAGTTTCTATTATCTTTGATCCAGATAAAAGTGCTGGTAAAGAAGTTTGTTTTATGAAACAATATACTTGTTGGTTTGGTGTAAAACTATGAGAAGTAGTTGTAGTTATAACCCCCGGAGATGTAAGATCCTTAATTGTTTTTGCTACCGGAATATTAGGCTCGAATACAGCTATTGGATTTCCAAACCCATCTGAGAACTGCTCACTAAATCCAACATAGAAAGGATCATCTATTAGAGATCTAGATTCTAAAAGTAAAATACCCTGCAAGTCGTTAAGACCAGAAATATAATACGCATTAACTGGAGAGTTAGGATCTTTATTTATAACTCTCTCCAAGGATCTGGCAGTGTCTTCTATAGATAAGGATTGGGAAGATAACCCAGATAGCAATACTTGATTTAAAGAAGCATCTTCTCCATCACCTTGTTGTAATACTAGAGGGTCTGACCATCCTGTAACAGGAGATGATTGAACTACTGGAGATACGTCACCATTATCAGTGTAAACTAATTTTACAATAGAACTAGGTGCTACAAAGGTTACTTTTCCTGCTCCAGACTTGGGGGTTATGTCTACTGAAGGTCCACCTATAGAGGTCGATATTCCAAAGCTATTATTAGTTTTGTTTATAACATAATAGGGAGTATCTATGAGGATTCCGTCAGGACAATTTTGAGAAAAAGTTACTTGATCATTATTAAAAAATGAATGATTTTTTATGTTTATAGTTTCAGTAGATCCATTAATATCATAAAATGAATCAAATAAGTGATAGATATTATCGTTTATATTAAAATCATTTATGTCAAAAAATGCATCAGCAAATGCGTCTACGGACCCCTCCACTGTATCTTCATAAATGGGAAGTAATAGAGGTATTTTTAGTAGTAGACAATTGTCTACACTAGGAGCCTTAGATATGTGGGAAATGGATGCAGAACCAGAAGATGAATCTAAGTTTATTGCAGATCCGTTTATAGAATCGGATAATTTAATAGTGTTAGAGCTTACTCTTATAGCATAATATGATTTTTTTAATAATCCACCCGGTAAAGTTGTTCCATCTATCGTCACAAGATCATTAGTAGCAAATCCATGATTAGATAGAGTTATTTCCTCAGTAGTACTATTTATAGCAGTTTGATCAAAATTAAAAACTATAGATCCTTTATCAAACCATGTCCTGTATTTAATTTTATTTTGGGCATTATATATGTCAAAATAAGATCCTCCCACTGTTTCTGATTTCTTCTTTGCTGTAAACTGAATTATTTCATTCTGACCTATAAATGTATATGTACTCATTTTTGTAGAATTTCCCACATGCAACTTAGATGATCCTGAATTATAGGGGAATACTGAAAGCATGCTAAATTGAAGTCTATGAACTTCCTTAGTATTAGCATAAAAAGCAGATCCTTTAAAAATAGCAACATCATGAGCTATTGGAGGAGCTTCATTAGCTTGAAGAGCACTCTCTCCTGTTACAGGATTTACATATAGATATAATCCACCTTCTCTAAAAGTTTCAGGAATATAATCATCAAAAGTAACTTCTGATGGAATAACATCTGTTAAACTTACAGGAGATTCATATATTTTTTGAAATTCTTCTCCCGGATCTATATCATTAAGAGTCAGCCCAGTAGGAACAGTTGTTATCGCAGTTCTATAAACCTCATAAAAGAAGTCTTTACTATTTATCCCACTTGGTACGGTAGTAATGACTTGAGTATTAGAAGGAATTCCAATAGATGTTTGACCGTCATATACAGTAGATATTGTACCATAAGTAATATCTAAACTGCCCTGACTAGCATCCAATACATCCCCACCATCCCTGTTGGTAATTGTTACTACTTCAGAAGCCACTTCTATTTCTACATCCGATATAGAGAATAATATCTCAGCTATTTTTGATGCATAATTTATTTTATTTTTTAGTGTTATATTATATATAGGGATTTCTATTAATTGTCTTCCTAGTAATAAACTACTAGTAGGAGATGGATCAGTTCCAGAAATATTAAACCACACTGCAAACTTATTAGTTAAGCTATCAAATAAGAAAAAATCATTATTAGATATCCCACTGTAAATCTCAGAAGTTCCAACTTTTTTAGTTAGGGTAATAATAACACTAGCAGGTTCTAATGATAATTGAAAAGTATTAGTAGTTTTATTTCTAATATAGTAAGTTTGTGTTTTATCTAATTCATTAGCTAAAATACCAAATAATCTAACTTTAGTACCATCAGTATAGCCATGCGATGCTATAGTTATAGTTTTACCAGTAGTTGTATTTTCTACAATGCCACTAGTTCCTGCAGCTGCTACACTTGTTATATCTACTTCAGATCCAGTTGTAGTTGTTTTTAGTTTAATTTTATTAGTGTCTACTCTAATCACATAATAGTTACCTACCGCAAGACCTACAGGTAATGGGTTAACTCCATTTTGTAATAATTTTATTAAATCATTTGTTTGGTAATTATGATCTGTTGCACCCGCGGTCAATGCTATTGTATTATCTGTAATATTTACTGCTGCAGCTAAAAAAGTAATTTGAGGTCCATCAGAAATACTAGAGGTTGCATCGAAGGATTTATGTATCCCAGCTCCAGCATCTAATATAGTAGCTGTAAAACTCTCACCTACATTTAGATCTTGAGACGTATTTGTTATCACATGTCGTGAGCTAGGAACTCCGCGTATAATGTTACCGTTTACATCTTTTCTAGCCCATAGTACTTTATAAGCTACCTTAGATTGTGCAGGAAGAAATCCTGAAGCGGATGGTACTAAGTTTAACTCTAAACCAGTGGCTTTAACTCCACCAGCCTTTGTTATATATTCCGCAGAATTAGAAAAATCATCTGCAGATTTTGCAGAAATCTTCTTGATCCCTTCACTAGTAGTAAAGTATAAATTTGAATTAAGTTCAAAATATCTAATTCTAAGCCTAGATACCAGTTCGTTATAAGTTCCAGAGAAATTTAAAAAAGATCCATTACCAGTTGAGTCAAAACTTAATTTATTTGCAAAATGTCGTAATACTCTGCCTTTATATGTTAATAATTGTTTAACAACAGAGTCATCATCTGTAACATTTCCAAACTCCGCAAAGCCTCTTCTAGGTTCTACAACATTGTCGGAATCGATTACACAATTATCCAATACATCAGCGGCACCATCAGGCCTTGCCAACTCATTTGGAGAGGTTACTAGCCCGCGGTTTATAGTTAATATAGGCACTGATTACCACCTTCTATTTCGTCTTCCTAGCGTATTTAATGTATTTACTAAAGGAGAGTGTCTTGATTTAATTTTTATCTGCGCACCTTCAACCCTATTATCTAAGAAAGTTCCTGCATCTTTTTCCATAGACGCTAGTTTTCTTTCGGCTGATTGCTTGTTATTTTCATCACCCATGGCTTCTAAGCAAGCAATAGCAACCCTCTGCGCTAATATTGGATGTAATTCTGATGGGATATTGGGTACAATAGTCTCTTCCGCAGCAGTAGTATAATCGCCTATTTGAATATCTGGAACACTAGAAGCAGGAAAACTCATAGTATTTAGCGATGGACTTACATCATTTTTTATAATATCATAATATAGAATTTTATTTGGAGATACATGTTGAACAAAATCAAATAAGTCATCTGCTACCATATGACTTGGTAATATTTTAAATTTAATACTTTTTACATCAAGCATCAATGAAGCACTACCGCCAGTTCCAGATAAAGAAATAGAAGATGTAATACTAAAACTATTTGAATTAATAACATAAATTTCATAAATACCACTAAAAATACTTAGGTCGGATAGAGTAATTCCAGACAAGGATACTTTTTTTCCATTACTTATTCCATGATCTGGACATGTGATAATAGCTTTAGATCCACTTGGAGTAAGAGAAGTTATACTTTTAGTTACAGGGGTAATTTTATCTACTTCTACCAGATCGGTTATAGTTTCAATTACTGCACCATTAGATTCTAATATTAAACAATTTGGACGCATGTAAAAATACATACGTAAATTCTGACCTATATTTGTTTGAAAATTTGTTAGAATAACATCATTATTTTCTAAGTAGAAACCACGAGCATTAATATATGCCGTAGTATTGGAAAAATCAGATAATTCATTTAATGAATACCTGTGCATTTCAAAAACATTTTCGTTTTCATCAATTAAAGCAACATCTCTTAATTTATTACCATGTGCTCTAGAGGGAATGGGATATCTTTTTTTACCTATTTCAAGTTTAATATCGATATAATACACTAAATGTTCTTCATGCATTCTTTGAATTAAAGGAACTAGACCTAGATTAATCTCTTCTGTAGCCATTTCTAATAAGTCAGTGTCTGTAAATGTTTCTTGACTTGTAGGTATCATAGCTCTACGCTTGATACTTCGTATCAAATCTGCAGTCTTTAAAATACTACTCATTTTAAACCTTAATTATTTTCCGAGTTTTTTCTTAAGCATCTCGTAGACAGCTTCCATTTCTGAAGGAGACATTTCTGGAAGTTCGGGAGAAGCACTTTCCTCAGATTCGTCTGAAGGGCTTTCTTCTTTCTCTTCACACATGTCACAACCCTCTCCTTTACAACTGGAGCAAGATTGTTCTTCGGATTCTGTTTCTTCATCTTCTGAAGGAGATTGATCTTTTTTAAGTTTCATAAGCTTTTCAGCCATTGATAAACCTTTTTTAAGACCTTCAGGAGAATCAGACATAACGGATACTTTCTTAAGACCTTTTTTGCCAATCATATCCTTCATTGGAGAGTACATATCGTCAGACATCTCCTTTGAAAGTTCTTTTAGCATTGCAGACTTAGCTTTTGCTTTCTTTTCCATAGTTTACAGCTCCTTATTGCTACATATTATAAGGGTGTTATAACCAAAGAATGTAATTTAGACTTTAACACAATAAAATTAAGGAGTTATAGAATATAAAAGGGGTGGATAAACCACCCCCTTCATTAGGTAAGATACTAAAATTAGGATTCCATATTCTTAGCTCAATATCTTGCCTTGATTACTTTAAAGTAATATCAAAACTAGAAGCATCTGGAATGTCCGATCTTTTCACAACCTTAAGAGCACCTGAAGCATTTTTCACAATGATCTTGTGTAGTTCAAATTTTTGACCAGAAGCCATACCCGATTTGAGTGCCGTTGATTTAAACCCATCAAAAGATTTAAATGAAGAAACAAGTCTCTTGCTTGATTCGCTATGTTTAAAAACATAACTTACCATTGACCAACTAGAGATGCTTGAAAAATCGGCATCTGAGGAAACGCTAGAAAGGGCAGATACCAATTCCTTACTCATTTCAGATACGATTTTTTCTCCAGACGACGCTTGAGTACTAGCAACAATACCTTTAGTAATTGAGCTATTTGTTCCAATAGTCATGCCAGAAGTTTGCGCTCCTGTAGGACCAATAAGATACCCTGCGTTAGGATTACTAGTCAAGGAGTAGTTTACGTTATTATTAACGCTTGACCCTGCTCCTCTGGCTCTAAGAGCATAACCATACTTAAAGCTACCATTGAAAGTATTGCTCGTGATAGTTGCATTGGCTGTATCAATAGTTGCTGCCGTATTGTAAGAGAATCCGCTTCCGGTCGCTCCCTTTACAGTATTGCTCAAAAACTGAGTAGCCATGTTAACACTTTGGATAACTACTAATTGTCTAGCTACGTTTGGAAAGTTGAACTGTACGTTACCAAAAGAGAAAGCTCTTACAGTATTGACCGCATCAGGAATGTTAGCAGAAACAGTTACCACATCTCCGCTAATAGAAACTACACGAAGACCCGGGGTAATCTCACTACCTTGCGAGTTACCAGCATGAGGGGCAGTAATACCACTCATTTCACTAAAGCGAATAGTTCTAGCTGATAAAACTGTACCAGACTTCGACATTGTTCCAAAAGAAGGAACCTGAGCAGCAGATGCGCCAACAAAGGTTTGACCTTGGACTGTGTTTCTGCGAATAATCCCACTTCCTACGAAAGAACTATAATCGGTCACGATAGCTGATTCACCTCTTGCTTCAATAATACAATCTTGGAGAATATACCCAGTAGCAGGGGCTTCCCCGTTACCAGCGGTTCTAAAAAAGATAGCCGCGTTATCTGCAAGACATCTTGATTCTAGTGCTTGAGGGGCAGTGATCTTTAAATCCTGAATTACATGGTTTGCACCACGAACAACGATAGTTGAAGGAACCAAAGGCATAGAAACAGTTTGGTTTGTTTTAGCAACAGTAGCTGCTGCTGAAAGCGTAATAGACGTAGGAGAAACTGACGTAATTCTAGTGTTTGTCGCCAAGCCAACGCCTGATAGGAATCTTCCAACAATAAAACCAGAAGTACCACCGGGAAACGATAAAGATGTTGCACCAAGCAACCATGAGGTAGTTTTAGTTACGGTTGCCTCTTGTATGCCTTTAATTTCCGTTAGATTTTTTCCAGCACCTTTTAGAGTAATTCCTGATTTATAAAAATCGACATTCTCCTCAAAAACTCCAGATTCGATATCAATTGTGTCACCAGATACTGCTTGAACAAAAGCACTTTGAATGTCAGTGTGCGTACCTGACCCGTTTTTCCGCACATAAAATGTAGACATATAGTCTCCTTAAAAAAGTAAAAAGAGGGGATTTCTCCCCTCCATTAAAATATATTAAACTTCTCTAGCGAATGTAACAAAAATTACATCGCCTTCTTCGATACCTTCAGATTCACCTTGAGCAAAATCACCCATCCATGTCAGAACGGATTTACCGTCTACAACTGAAACAGAGTAATCTTCGTCTTTGTGAACCATCAAACGACCAACACAAACAGTAAGTGAATTTTCCATACACTCATGAGAAAGCTCAATAGAACTTAACTCAGAAGTTTCGTCAATAACAAACTTTTGTTTTTGAAAGTAAGGACCATCAGTTTGAACTTCAAGAGCTGTAATTCTGTCAGACAATGCTGAATCTTGCTGATCAACATAAGCTTTAACAGTAAACTCATGTCCTTCAACAGGAAGATAAGGCTGTGTTACGCCTTCATAGTTATAAAATTGTCCCATACGCATAGTATTGTTGTCAGTACCAACAAATACATCAAAGCCAGCTTCAGGAAGTCCTGATGCTTCTGGAACAATGTGAGAAAGAGCAATCTGATCACCAGAAACAACTAAGCTACCATTCTGAGAGCTAAAGTTAATTCTATCTGACTTAATTTCAGTTTTAAGAACTTTATATCCAAGATCTTGTTCAACCTTAAATCCAGTTCCCAAAATAGAAGAGACAACACCCTCACCATCATCAAAGAAGTATTCACCTTCTACTGAATCACCGCCGCGATTCATTTTGTTGTCTTCAAGACCTTGCTCAGCAGCCATTGCGCGCTCAATTTCAGCTTCAAGTTCGGTTCGGAGACCTTCTTCTGCTGCACCAGCACGCTCATCATTGATTTGCATTTGCTCATGGATAGAATTGAGATTAATGTCATTCTGAAGAGAATAAGCATCGAGATTCGATTGAATCAAACTCTCAGCGTCCATAGCTCTAGACTGTTCAGAATCAATAGAATCTTCTAATTCAGATTCTTTAGACATAGCACGATCAGATTCAGCATCAAGATTTGATTGAAGTGACTCATCTCCAGAAATTCTAGCAGCTTGCTCAGCAGCAAGTGCAGAAGAAGCAGCAGAAGATAAACTAGAAATTGTATCGTTCAAATCACCGTCGGCATTTTGGAAAGCTGTAACAATTTCAACTAATGAATCTAGAGCTTCCGTATCCAAATTACTCATTACAAGAGAGATTTTTCCATCTGTATAATCTTTAGAAGATTGTAAAGTAGAAGAATCCCCAGCAATACGAGCAGCTTGTTCTGAATCAATATTAGACTGAAGTTGAGAATCAGCTGATTGTCTAGAAGAAATTTCAGAATCTAAAGAGCTTTGTAAAGAAGCATCTCCTGCAATACGAGCAGCTTGCTCAGTAGACTCAGCAGATTGAGCACGACTAACTTCTGAACTCAGACTAGATTGTAAGCTAGAATCAGCAGATTGTCTAGCAGAAGCTTCAGCAGAGACCGCCGCAGCTCTATCAACAATTTCCTGATCTAAATCAGAACGAATGTCTTGAGCATAACCATCTAGATCATCCAAGTCAGAGCGAACATCTTGAGCATAACCATCGAGATCATCATGTTGAGATTGAAGATCTGAATCTGCAGCTTGACGAGCAGAAGCTTCAGCAGAAACCGCAGCTTGGCGATCAGAAATTTCAGAATTTAAGCTAGACTGTAAGCTAGAGTCTGCAGACTGACGAGCAGATTCTTCGCTAGAAATAGCAGATTGTCTATCAGAAACTTCTTGAGTAATCTGAGATTGTAAGCTAGATTCAATACCCATAGCCCGAGTTTGCTCAGCAGAGTCACCAGCAATACGAGCAGCTTCTTCAGAAGCGAGCATACCGTCAAACTTAGACTCAATACGAGATTCTTCGTCACTAGCACGAGACTCTTCGGCATCAATGTTAGACTGAAGATCTTGATCACCTTGCTCACGAGAAGAAACTTCAGAAGCTAAAGCTGCATTATTTGAAAGAACGTAAGAACCAAAAGCAGAATCATTCTCAGTATCAACAGAGTTAATCAATTGAACGATTTCAGCAAATGAATCTTTATCAGCATCAGAAGCTAAAAGGATAGCGTCAACGCGACCTTTTTCTGTGTTAATTTGAGACTGCAAGCCTTGATCCGCACTTTCACGAGCAGACTCTTCAGAAACAATCATGCTATCTAATTTAGATTCAATACGAGATTCTTCACTTTCAGCACGAGCCTCTTCAGAACTAATTGAAGATTGAAGACCTTGATCAGCTTGTTCTCTAGCAGACTGTTCAACATTCAAATTTGACTGAAGCGTTTCATCTCCAGAAATACGAGAAGCTTCTTCAGAATCAAGTTTATCTTGAAGATCTGAAACTTGAGCGTCTACAACTTCTTTAAAAGCAAGCTCTTGTCCACCAGATACTAGCTTATCGCTACCATCCATTTTTAGTAATTCGACTTCTGATCCGTCCTGTTTCTGACCACGAATTGATTGGTCTTTTTGAAGTTTGAGTTTTTGTCCATCGACTGCGTCGTTTTGGATAAACTTCTTTTTAATTTGCTGGGCCATGATTTCTCCTTGTTTTTGTTATGGCGGGGGTCAGTACTGAATTATCAGTACATCTGTACTATCTAAAAAATCATCTAATCCTAAATTTTCCCATGATAATTTACTACCGATAATACTATAATCAACTCCATTAACTTGAGATATTCCACCCTCTGGAGTAACAATTACAGCACTAGGAATTAAGGGTGTTTGCGCAAGCGTCACAAACTTATCATTTATATTTTGTTGCGTTAATTCAATTGTTTCAACAATAAAGCCGGAGGTAGCACCAACTAAAAAGCCACCAGATACAGAGCCGTCTCCACCGTAGAATGCTTTTTGATCTAAATCATATACAAGTTCACTAACCTCTAGAACGAGGTTGTTTCTTTGAGCACTAGTTAATTTGGGAGCTTTAAAAATCGCCATCGTATACTCTTAATCCCTGATCAATGCCAGAAGGACTATCCTCTCTAGAACCCATGTCAATTATAATATCGCTATCTACTGTACCCATGTCGATATCCCCTACATTATCTACAATAGAGATTGGAGCTACCCAGATTAGACTCATAATAAATGGATCAAATTTCCAAGACATTTAATACCTTGTCTTTTGAATAGATACTATTGCTTTTTTTGTAGCATCAATATAAGTTACTAGCATTTCTTGAACTAAATTAGAGTTATATTTATAAGAATACAGCTCTTGATTTTCAAGTGGAAATGTTGTTACAATTTCATCCCAGACCACTTCTTGAATAGTTGTTGGAAGCTCTTCTTTAATTTCAAATTGTCCAGAAAATACATTAAAGATGTAATTTTTTAAAACTTGTCCTTTATATACAGGATGCAGATCCTGATATCCTATTTGAATATAATTAGCTAATTCCTGCTCTCCTCTAGAGTTTACTAACGCAAACCCAGTTCCTTCGTCTGATGAATCGAGTATCTCACCCATTCCAACCGCTGTAATTTCAACAACCGAATTAGATCTAGATACTGAAAAATCAGATTTAAACAAAGAGTTTATAATTAAACCCACAGCCATAGATATAACAGAAGATCCTTCATTTTTATTTATAGGAATCTCAATTGCAGTAGATCCGGGAATTGTTGGGGGAACTCCTAGATTATCTACATTAAACCAAATATGGAATGGAGTATTATCTGGACAGGAGTATATTTTAATATATGAATTTTGGAGGGAGGCTTCAACATCATCAACACAACCTATTATAGTTGTATGAGATCTTGTTCCTCTAAAATAAGAAACTTCTGATGGTAAATTTAGCTCAGTGTATAAAACCCTAAAGTGAGTATAAAACTTATCTACTACGGATCTAGTATCGGATACCCTAATAGACTTAGCATGTAAGTCATGGATTTCCTTGACAATTAAGCCCGGATCATAGAATGAATTTGGATTAGGCTTTACCTGTGCCATGTTACCTCTGTATTATAAGGGTGCTTTCTATGCCGTATTTAAATAGCCGAAATTACATTATACTGAGGTTGTAATTGCCCTAAATTTAAGGATTCCAGAAACAAAACCAGCCACGTTATCCGACGTATACTGAATTTGACCAGAAGTAGTAATACTAAAGGCCACACCACTAATATCCCCACTAGAAATAAGGGTGATATCCCAGTCAGATCCTTTCTGAATTCCTGAAATCTTAACAGTCTCATACAATGAAGCGGTCGCCTCTATTTCAATAGATACAAGTGCTTCAAATGCTCTTACAATTGAATTTGAAAATACAAAATTATGGACATTGTCTGGAAGTGCCTGTGAATTTGAAATGCTAAACAACTTCTCATCAATGTCTCCCGTAGATGTTATTCCAGTTATTAGGGTATCTACCTGAGCTTTTGTATAGTATCTGATATCTCCTCTAGCATCAGTATGGTATTGGATATGATCATCGTTACTTAATCCTGACAAAAGACTATGAGTAGTCGCTTCTCCAGCTGGAGTATAAAGCTGAGTTCCTCTAAAATCAATGTAAGTAGCTCCATTTACACTCACAACCCTAGCATCTGGAGTATTAGCATAAGTATTAGTTTGGAACAAAACTGTACCAATTGCTACAAATTCTGCAAAAGGAAGTCCAGATAGACTAGTAATTTCAGTACTTGCCGCAGCTTTTGCTTGTGGAGCATTATTATATTGAGCAATACCTTGAATACCTACAATAGGATTCTCTTTATCGTTTGTTGCAAAAAAATGTACTAATACATAATCCCCGCTAGTTACTTGTGTTAACTGCCAAGATCCCGCAACGAATTGATTATATGGAATTCTTCCATTGGCTCCTGTATATCCAGCTGTACCGCTATAGATTAAAGGAAATGCATCCGCTGCCTTTTTTCTCCATAACTGGCCTTGTCTGAAAAGAATAGGAATCTGAGCCTGAGCTGCACTTGATAAAAGTATATCTTCATCTCTAATAGAGCCTTCATCAGCGGTAAACTGAGCATGTGCATCAAGACTACCATTACCATCAGGCGTAAAACCTTGTAAGGCTAATCCTGATAAGTACCTTGCTCCAAAAGTAGTATGTAGGTATATGTGAGTTGCCCCATCCATCGTTATACCATGTCTCTCTTCTGCAAAATACGTATGGGTATTTAAATCTGTGTTCCAATAAATAACTGAAACAAAAGCATTCTGCTCAATAATATCACTACTAAATATTTGGGTAGATTCTAAAACTCCAGAAGTATTAAAGTAAATATAATGATTTCCTGATAAATTAGGAATAGTTAAATTCTGTGCAGTACTTTTTGTAAACTTAGTACCTTTAATATAAAAATCAAATGAAGTTGTAACTGGTGCAATTGTAAAAATTCTAGTACCATCGACAAAAGAAATAGCCGAATCTGTTCTATTTAAAAATCCAGTAGGTTCTTTTGTATCTTGATAAATAGCCGTTGATGTGGATGCAGCTTGAATTTCAACAATAGCCGACTGTACATCGGTTGATAAAATAGTTGCTGTAGGAGAAAATGGCACATCTATTGCATTTAGAGTAACTACGTTAGTTTTTCCATTAACAGAAGTAACTGGAGCTGTAGATAACTCAGTATAAACTGTTGTATTCCATCTATATATTTTATTAGTATCTAACGCTACATATACAATTCCCGCTGCTCCGGGTATAGGAAATGCTGCTAAATTAGCAAACTCTAATACATCAGCTGCAAATGTAGATGCAGGAAGCTGAGAAAGAGGAACTTTACCAGTTCCATCAAGAGAAGCTACTCCATTTATTGCAGCTTTTTGGGTTATAGCAATTTTATTAGCAGCTAAGCTATCTAAAGCCCCAGCCACGTTAGATACTGCAGCGGGCCAGTTTCCTGATGTACCCATTTTATACCCGGCATCGGTAGCAGTTGGACCATATACAACTCTCGTGCCATTTAAAACATCAGCAGTTTCCCCACGATGTACATTCATCAATTGATAAAAACATGTTCCTGTTTTATTTAAAGCAACAAAACTTAAATCAGGTTTTTGTAGTGAGACGTTTGAAAGACTTAATACGTTAGTGGCAGTTAAAGTTGCAGTTGAATTAAAAAATCCAGTCTGAGCAATTCCCCACAACCCAGTAATTGCCAAAGCACCAGCGGTATGAGTAAGTCCATAGATACCATAGGTATCATATATTCCAACGGCAATATTTGCACTATTTACAATAACATTCGCATAACCGAGCTTACAACGATACATTAAAACAGTCGTACCAGCTACGGGAGTTCCTGCGATGTTTAAAGTACCTTCAATTGTACAATCTACAAATTCAAGAAAATTTCTATAAGTACTAGTTAAATTTACTCCTGTTCCAGCTTGACCAGCGACTGATCCATTTACAAAACCACAATTCTGAAATAAATGTCTTCCTTGAGTATCGTTAATAACTAAAGCATAACCAGAAGTTGGGGTAAACTCAATATCCTGAACACGAACTCTATTTGTCTGAGATCCGCTAATTGTTAGACTACCTATAATTTTAAGAGGAGCAGAGGAAGTATTGTTTCTAACTGCTGGCATAATGTATAAGTTAGATACGGCATTAGTTATTGCAATATTTTCCACAATATTAATATCATTTTTTAAATGAATTAAAATGGCAGTATTACCACCAATATTTTGTAATTGAGCAGCGTTTACTGCTGCTTGAGTGGTTTTAAATGGTCTATATGGAGAGCCATCTGAGGTAGCTCCAGTGAAATCGTAATTAACATGTAATTCGTGGTAATATGTAGAGGCTTCAAAATTCGCAGTGCCTCCACCACTTACAGAGTCTACGTAAGTTTTAACTGCTTTTTGAGAAGGGTATAACGTGTCTGAATTAGAAGCTAATGTTCCGTCGATTGATTTATTGGCTAAATTTTCTTTTAAATCGTCAGCATCATCTACGTACTTTTTAACTGTTACATGAAAATCAGTCGCAGGCATTAACGGTTCGGTTGTGACATCTCCATCAAAGCTAGAAAGAGTTATACCAGTTGGATCACCAACAATAGTACTGTTACTTGAATCAGCTAGAATGGTTTCAATGATGAAAGATCCAGCAATAAAATTACCTAAAAGTTCATTATTATTAGTATAATCTATGTTAGTAACATATAATCCAGAATTAAGTATATTAACCGTAGAATCCATTTCAGTTTCAGCATTTACAATTGAAACCTCAAGGATAGGAGCATTATGTTCTGCACTAATAGTTAACGATGTATTTGAAGTGGATACACTGTCAGTAGTTTGTATTGAGTGTTGATAAGGATACAAAATAGATGTTGAAGTTATATCTCCATTTATAACAGTTGACTGGATTGTTCCTGATTCAAGTAATAGAGTATTTGGCATTCCTTCTGAAATAGAAGCATCTATTAGAATTGAATCATCTTGCATCGTAAGCTGGCCAGTCATCGTATCGCCAGTTTTACTTACTTTATCATCCAAAGCCAACTGAGTTGCATCTGATATTTGTTTATCAGCATCTGAAGTATTATCAACTTGATCCAAGCCAATGTCGGTTTTATCTAATACAACTGCACCAACTTTAGTATTTACTGAAATAACAGGAGCAGCAGAAATTTCTACATATACAGAACCAGCCCATCTATAACAAAGATTTGTATCTAATGCCAAATAAATAATCCCAGTTTCTCCAACCAAAGGAAAAACTGAAAGACTTGCAAATTCTAATACATCATCAACATAACTAGGTAAATATATTGAATCGATTTTTGTTGAACCATTCAATCCAACATATCCATTCGCCTGATTTTTATCTATTAAAGATTGTTTTAATGCATCTTTGTCGTCAACATATTTTTTTGTTGCAGCATCTTGATTATCAGTAGGATCAAGTAATTCAGTAATCTTACTAGAGTTCATATCAATAGAAGTAAGCATATTTAGCTTAGAACCATCAATTTGAACCAATCCTCGCGTAGCTGCAGAACCAGAAGAAATTAAGATATTTCCAGAAGCTACTGCAGCAGCGCCCGACTGAACTTGAACTTGACCAGAACTCCCACCAGAAGATTGACCAGAGAGAAGAGATGTTACACCTGAATTTGCAACAGAATTTCCAGATCTAACTTGTGTGTTACCTGAGCTTACCGCAGCATCACCTGATCTTAAAACAGCAGTACCTGTACTACTTGACGATGAATTACCAGATTTTACAGTTGTAAACCCAGTAGCACCGACGGTATCTCCCGAATGAATATAAACAGAACCAGAAGCCCCGCTTACTGCTGCCGGAGCTGAAAGAACCTCAACAGCTCCAGAATTTGCACCTTGCGTATAACCTGAACCAACGGTTACTGGTTTAGAAGAATTTCCAGCAAATGTACCTAATTGATCTGCCGACTGTATATACAGAGCATCAGTCGAACCATCTTTTCCTGTGATTACAGAGTACCCTGCGCCCCATGGGTTACCAATAACAATATCATTAGCTTCAAGAGCAGCAGCCCCTGTAACCGTGATATCTAAAAGTCCGGACATCGTGTCGCCAGCTTTAGCAACTTTAAGATCTAATGCATCCTCAGAAGCAACCCTAATTCTTAAATCCATTTCATGCTTAACGGGATCTGAGAATAATCCCAAAGTTTCAACCATGTATTGAATTTGATTTACCGCGACTCCTGAAGAAGAACCAAATGAAATAGTTAAGATTTGTTCAGTTGGAAGTTTGTCTCCAATTGATAAGCCGGGAATTAAAGATAGATTAATTCTGGGAAGCTCTGGATTAACAGAGGGGTTTTCTCCGACATATACTAAATATTGTTTTCCAACCACTGGAGTCGGAGTCATTGGTCCGTCGTAAACAATTCTTGAATGAGCAAAGCCGGGGATTACGTCCCCAGCTCCAGTAGGAAATGTATAAATTGCAATAATTGGAGACGCTGCTCCAGACACTGCATCAAAAGTCATTACAGCATAGGCTGATTTAAAATCGCCTAAAGTTATACTACCTTGGCTTGTACCATCAAAATAATACCAGTTTATCTTTTGTCCAGCTATTGAATTTTTAAAATACCAACCATCTCTAATTAACGCAGAAGGGTCTTTTATACCCGGTTGTCCGTCTGCATAAACTTGTGTATTATTTTCGTAAGCGTAAACTGTTAAAACTTCGGCGCGATCTTCAATAGGAATAATTCTGTCGTCTAAAGCGTCTAATGCTGCCTGAGTATCATCACTTATAGGTTTGTCGGCATCGCTTGTATTATCAACATTTCCTAAACCTACATCGCTCTTATCTAAGACTACGTCTCCAACTTGAGTATTTACAGAAGTTACTAAAGAAGGAGATGCTTCTACATAAGTAGCTCCATCCCAAGCATATAACTTTGCAGTATCAATAGCAAAATATAAGACGTTAACAGATCCAGTCGGAGGAAAACTAGCAAGATCTGGGTATTGAGAGATTCCCCCTCCTCCACCAGAACCAGATATATAGCCTATTCTTAGTAATGTATTTGCCATAATTAATGCCTTTGTTTTCCAGCGTAAAATATTCTAGAGATATCTATAGAACCCGATGTTACAAGTACTTTTACACGTACATATAAGGAACCAGCTCCATTTATATCCCATATATGACTTCCAGATGAATCTGTAATTCGTTGATAGGACTCTGCTAAATCTGAAAAATTAACATTATCAGAGGAAAATTGAAGAATCAGCCTCATATTTGGAGAAACTCCATTTTCATAAGTAACCATTATTGAAAATTCAGATTCTCTATCATCTAAAGAAAAAGATGGAGAAGTCCAATCAACATTTACAGTTTGTGAACCTTCTAATATTTCTTTAAGTCTTATACTATCTAATATACAACCCATTTATCCCTCTTTTTTTTTAGAAGTTAATTTTCTTCCAAAATATAATCCAGCACATGCATAAAAAAATTGTAATGCATTATCTATATCTACTCCATCGACTAACTTTGCTATTTTATTTAAAAGACCAAATATAACTAATCCAGAAGATATTACCAAAAGCGTAAAAGATGCGGAGGGTTTTTGAGATAACGCATCTCGTAATACCGGGACTGGTATACCTTTTTTAGTACACCATTCAGTAAACTGTGACTTAGGATCTTTTAGACGCTTCACTTATCTTTTTCCTTTTTTCCAATCTTCAAAATTATAAACTTCTGCATGAAATATAGTACTATCGTCGTGTAATCTCGGCAGAAATCTTAAGTATGCTCTATAAGATCTATACTCTTTTCTAAGATCTGTATCTATATCTGCATCTGCAAGCTGGGTCCAGTCAGAAGATTGTAATAAATAATCTCTTGTTTTTCTTATACATTTCCAAAAGTATTTGGTTTCTTGTTTAGCTACTTCCTCTACCTTTACCTCTATACCTTCAGAAAGCTTAAATAATCTGGATAGTTTTCCATTTACAATTTCTGTCTTTTCATCAATAATGAATGGTTTTTGTTCATTAGTTAAACATTTTTCATCTACCCACTTTACTGTACAATTCCACTGTCCAAAAGCTAAATGATAATCTCTATACAAAATTGCAAGCTCTGCAGATTCAAATTCTTTTAATTCTTCCTCTCCAGAATCTACATTTTTAATAAGTAACTTATACATAAATCTTCTTTACTAAAAATTCTTAGCCTTTTATAACTCTATCCCTAGCTACCTAACGCTATGCTTTAAACTTCTATTTTTAACAATTTCTGCACATAGTATCTTTTTATTTAATTGCTATATATTTTCTTAAGGGACAATACCATATTCATAAATAATTACAATACCAGCACCGCCAGCACCGCCAGCATTTGCGGAAGTATGCCCACCGCTTCCTCCTCCACCAGTATTTGCAGTTCCTACACTTCCAGTTCCAGCTACTGCTTTTGATCTACCGCCTCCGTTTAAGAAGGCACTATCTCCCCCCATTCCAGACCTTGTAGTTGAAAAGGGAGAATCCCCAGCTCCACCTGCAATAGATATAATAGTTCCTGCAGGGCTACCCGCTGTACCGCCATTGCCTCCTGATCCATTTACAGTATTACTTGCTCCTGCGCCTCCACCTCCTGCAGTTACCGTAACCACTCCAGTGAAAGATGAAGCAAATCCTGCCGTAGCGGATGCTCCTCCTGTCCCAACTACAACAGCGTATCCAGTTCCCGCTGTAACAGCAAGAAGACTGCTATTATATCCCCCAGCACCGCCTCCAGCACCAGCTGCTAATCCTCCTGCCACTCCTCCACCTCCACCGCCTCCGACAACGTGAACTAAAATTTTAGTTACGCCAGTTGCAGGAGTATAGGTGCCTGATGTTGTAAATGTAGTTACACTTTTTAAAGCCCCAGCGGCAACTAGTTTAGTATAAGGATCTAAACCAATATATGTAGTCATAAAAATATCTCCTTCTTAATACAATGTTATGTAAAAGCTTCCTATATATGTTGCGGGTACTGCTGTGATATCAACTTTAACATAGTATCCAGCTGGGATATAATCCCTTACTATTGTTCCATTTAGGATATCCCCATTTGCAAGTGATGCAAAGTTAAAACTTGGAGGAGCATCGAATATTGAAATCATAGTATCATAAGTAATATCAAAAGCCCCCGTGCTTGGTAGTATCCTTGTATTATTCGTAGTAAATGCTCCACCAACGAGCAAGTTCCCATTGGATGCAAATGCAAAAGATTTTACAGTTGCAAGTGTACTAGTAAACGTAGCATTACTTGTTCCATCAGCATTTAGTTTAAGCATACTTGCACTAAGTGGAGCTAAGAATATCGTATCATCTGTGTCAACTATAATTTCTAGTATTTCTGTTAATCCTGTAGGTGGGGAAAATGTAGTAGGACCAATTACGGCTCCCGTAGTTGAATTAAGTTTCACAATTCTTGAAGCTGATAGTCCTCCCCCAAAGGCTACTGTACTAAAAGCACCTCCTAGAACAATGTCACCTTGATGTAGGGCTATAGTATTAACATTAGTAGATGGTGCTCCCGGTGTTGTAAATGTAGGATCTTGTGTCCCACTCGGGGTTAACTTTATAATACCGGGTGCTGAATATGCAGCACCAGATAGTAAATCGTATTCACCTACATATCCAACTAGAAATAAACTATCATCACTTAATAATAATCCTTGAAAGAATGTATATGAAAAAGTATATAAATTTCCTGCTTCAAAAGAAGAATCGTAAGAACCGTCTGTATTTAACTGTATTAATCCCTTTGCTGTAACGGGGTATCCACTTGTTGTAAAACCACCTAATAAAATTATTTTACCGCTTGATCTTACCTGAATATCCTTAATTTCTCCAGCTCCGGTAAGTAGTCCTCTTGTTCCTGATGTAAATGCAGTATCTAATATACCCAAGCTACTTAATTTACAAAGTCCACGAAGAGTTGCTCCATTATAACTACTAAAAGCACCTCCAACCAAGACTGAACCATCCGAAAGAATTTTAACTACGTTAACAACTGATCCAACATTGAATCCAGTACCTACTACAAATGTAGGATCTACTGTACCATCTGTATTTAACCGTATAATATTTCTACCGACCGATTTTGCGCTATATGAAGTAAAAGCTCCTACAAGTATTACTTTGCCATCTGCTTGTACCGCCATGCTATTAATTGTTCCATTAAACCTTGCCGATAACGTATATGGAACTGCTCCAACTTTTATATCAATTGTTAGATTTCCAGATGTAGGAGTTCCTTCGTTCACCATTAATGAATTAAATGAAGTTAAACTAGTCGCTTCTCTTACTCTTTTATAAATAAGATTTAAAGCACTTGTGTCAGTAGATGTTTTGGAAATCATCTCATCTATAAGGTAGTCAGAAGATCCTCCTCCTCCTCCTCCTGCCCCTAGTACTGCATTGGTCACAAATGCAGTTGTCGCAATTTGAGTGGAATCATCTCCAGTTGTTGCGGTCGGTGCTTTCGGAATTCCTGTAAATGTAGGAGAAGCTAGTGGAGCTTTCAAAGACAGTGAGGGAACTGTTGGAAGATCTGCTGTACCTGCAAGATCTCCTGCTAATTTAATCTTACCTTTTATTAAGGTAGTTGCATCGGGAGTTACAGAAGAATCTACATAACTTTTTACTGCAAGAGCAGATGGAACTTGTAAATCAGATGCAGAGGCTAGAGTCGTACTTGTATTAAGTACTCCTGATTTTAAATTAGAAACTTCAATATTAGAAATTCCATATTCATAAGTTGTTTCAATTGATTGTAGAGCACCCTTAACTGTAGAATTATCAGGAATTGTTGTTCCAGTAAAAGTTCCAAGGTTCTCTGCATTAGCGGCAACTCCAGATAGAGTTACTAGGTCATCTAGCCTATCCTCATGCTCTTGTAACACGACTTGAACAGTTTCTCCAACCGTTCCACTAATAGAAGGGTTTGTTAAAATTTCATTGGCCTGATCTTTTTGACCTATTTGAGCATCTACGTATGTTTTAATAGCTTTTTGAGAAGATAATAGAGTATCAGAGTTAGCAGTTAGAGTTCCATCTAAAGATATTGCTGTTCCACTTACCCCAGTGTTGATAACTGGAGAAGTTAGAGTTTTATTTGTAAGAACTTGAGATTGAGAGTTTGTAATAATCTCTCTAGAAGCACCGTCTAAGTACGCCTTAATTTTATAGCCATCAGCAGAGTCAACTTTTAACTCTCCATTGATACTCTCAATAGCAACATCATCTGGAGCTAAAATAATTCCTTTAATAAAACGTGTCTTTTTAAGTGCCATTATAGAACTCCTATTTATTTATCACTTTAGCTTCAAAAGTTATAGTACCTATATAAGAAACAGATCCTATATCAGAACTTTTATATTGTATTTGTCCTGTTGACGTAATAGATATTTCCAATACACCAGAATCTCCAGTCGTTCTTCTACTTATTCCCCAATCATTGCCATCATAGTAACCTTCAATAAATCCTGATTCAGCTATAATTGAAGTAGTAGAGCTAGATCTTTGTATAAAATATTTACATTCTATAGAAATAACTTCTGAAGTATTAAAATTAAATCCAGAGATTGGAGTTAGAGTTGATCTATTATTTAATATGGATTCAGTTCTTGTTGGTATATCATTTGGCTTCTGTACAGTTTCAAGAGCAGTTGTGACAGCAACAGCCCAATCTGTAATTTCAGAGCCATAACCGGGATTTTCCCCTTCTAAAGGGAATTCAAATTCTTCAGTTCCCACGGTTAATAATTTAGGCATTAGTATCCTCTTTGAAAAGCATCTGTAATATAAGGGTGTTTTATATGGCTATTGAATTGGTAACTAAGATACTGATTTTATTTGGAAAATATTTGTTGACTTTTAGTTAAATATCTAATACTCTTATTAAGAGGCCACAATCTATTAGCCTCAATCTAATCATCCTCCTAACAAGTTTTTCCTCCCTTTCTTGTTAGGAGGTTTTCCAAAAAAAAAGGACTCCAGAAAGGAGTCCTCTTCTCTTGAATAAGATTTTAAAATTAAGCAGTCTTAATATACTTAAGAACAGCCATTTTACCCGGAGCTGAAGTGAAGAGAGCTTGATCAGAATAAGCACGAAGCTCATAACCGTTAGCAGATTCCATTTCACGGAAAAATTTACCCGGAAATCCCGGACGTTCAAAAGTAATATCAGAAGAACCGATACGCTCAAGTTCAGCAGGAGGGAAGATATAAGCGAAACCTTCTTTCACAAAAAGTGAAGCGTGGATTTCAATTTTACCATTCTGACCGTAGAAAACTAGAGACTTAGAACCATTCTCCATTTTTTCAGAAGAATAAGAAGTGTCGTATTGACGCTTAGCAGCTTGCTCAGTCATCAACTTGTTCCAATGTTTAGGATTTACTAAACAAACAACATCTTCTTCTGTAAGACCTTTTTCCATACAAAGAGCAATAGCTTGTTCAACTTTCTCAAAAGAAATAAATTCTTTTGCAGCTTCAGAAGTTCCGCAATTAACTACGTTACCTTTGAAAAGATCGAATTCACCAGCATCAATGTTAAAGATAGTAGTATCATTAGTAATAATTTTATGAAGACCAGCAAATTCTTTATTATACGAACCTCTGAAATATACAATATCAGCAGCTGCATTTTCAGAATCTGGATTACCAGAAACGAGGGCTGGCATAACGTCAACTTCAACAGTTTGGTCTTTAAGGTTTGGTTTAACTACGTTACAAACACCGCGAAGAGTTCCACCTTGAGAGCGAATTTCTAGAACAGCATTTTTAGAACCTGACCAAATACCTGCAGCCCATTCAGAACCACAGATAGTAAGAATATTGCCAGCAACGATTGCAACTTTAGCAATACCAGACTGACCGTACATAAGTTGAACTTCCATACGGATTTGAGTTGATTTAAGCATGTTCTGAACAAGACGTTTAGTTTCTTGCTCGAAAGCAGCTTTAGAAGATACTGAACGAGAAGCAGCACCAACTGAAATAGCTGATACTAGAACTAGTTCATGACCCTTAACTTGAGCATCTCTATTTGGAGAAGCTACAGCTGCGTTAAGAATGAAAGCATCACCAGCAGATCCACCATAAGTGAAACCGTGCTCTAGACCAAGAACAACTGGTTGATGATATAGATTACCTAGAAGTTTTTCAGCAGCTGAGAATTCAGCAAGCTTAAGCATTTTCATACCTTCTGGAACTAGATCTCTGATTTTTGAAGCGTAAACTTCTTTAAAGTGTCCGTCAAGTGTGGAGACGGTGTTTGCAATAGCCATTTAATTTTCCTTGTTTCTATAAGTTTTGTTAAGTTGTTTATAACTAAGTTATATTCTTCCTAACTAGCTTGTCCAAAGTCCTTAGATATTTGGAGGCATCGTCTGTACTAAATACACCAGCTATTGTATAAGGGTGCTATAATATCATATGGTTATAGCACCTAATAATTTCAATTATTTAGATCTACCTAGTGCCTTGAAAAAATCACGTTGCTTGATCTTTTCACCTCTTGGCTCTTCCTTTTTTTGGATAGAAGAAGCTGTAGATTTGATAGAATTCGCATTCTTAGCATTAGAAGTATTCATAACATTAAGTCTCTTGGCTCTCATTCTTTCTAGATTTCGCTGACCAATTAATTGCTCAAGTACATCTTCTGGAGAATCATCCATAAGACGACTCATTTCATCGCGCCATTCTTTTTCAACAAGAGGCATGACATCTTCAGCACTAACATCATCAAAGCCATTATTCATAGCCCATAGCATAGAGTCTGCGATACGCTTAACAATATGACGAGATTTAGGAAGAGTTTTATGAGCATCTAAAGCATGTTCAATTTCAGATTCAATTTGTACAGCAGCTTGTTCTTTAAGTTTTTCAAACTGATCAGTATCTCTTTCCTCTTTAAGCTTACGAGCTTCTTCACGAGCAGCCTGTAATTCAATTTGGATCTTTTCTCTTTCTAATTGCTCAGGAGATTTCTTCATTTCCTCAATACGCTGCTGAATACGAAGCTCAGCCATTTCATCTGCGTCAATTCCAAGCTCTTGTAAAACAGCCCAAGGATCAGACTTAAGACGACCTACTTCCCTTTCATATAGTTTTTTAAGATTAGCAGATTCCTGCATAGATTGACGAGCAGCAGCAGCAAGTTGTAGTTCATTTCGGAGATTGTTTTCATCAGCTAAATCAATTTTTTTAGAAATAGTTTTACCATTTACTTTGAGTTGGTATTCTCTGATTAAGCTCTTAACTTCTTTCTCAGAAGCACCATTAGCAAGAGCTGTTTCTACCACATCTTGTAATTGACCTTCTTGTCCGGACTCTTCACCCTCTTGAGTTTCTTGAGATAGAGTTTCGTCTGTTTGGGCTTCTGCTGATTCTGGAGACAAATTTTCTTCTGACATAACTTTTCCTTTGGCTGTTTGTATGAGCCGGAGTGACTGTCCCGTTAGTGGGATAAGTCTTATAAATTTTATAAAGGTTTAGAAGCCTCTCAACTTCTTTAGTGCTTCTTTTTTTGCATCTTTTTTAGATACGCCATATAACTGATCCTCAATCCTTTGTTTAGCATCTTTTTTGTTTTCAAAACCCTCGTCCCTGCCAGCATAAGGAGATTCTTTTTCAAAACCCTCGTCTCTGCTATTATATGTAGATTCTTTATTAAATCCCTTATCAAAGTCCTCATCATCAAGATAATCATCTTTGTTTTTTTTCTTAATAGATTCTAATAGTTTTCCCATTTTATCCATACTAGTAGCCTTCCTTTTTCTTTTTCATTTTCTCAGCTTCTTCTGTGGCTACTTCTGCAGCAGTCTTTTCACCAATGATTCGCTTCTTAAGCCTATCCCAGTTGTAGCTAGAAGTAGGGGCTTCTTCTGCTGTATCTTCTTCTTCGTCGCCTTCCCAGAATGGCTTGTACCCGGGAGGTCTTCTTGCTTTTTTATTAGCTTCACTCATACACTACATACCCTTATCAAGTTTACTTTTAAGTCTCTCAAAATAAGATTTTTGCTTTTTTTGTTTTTGCACTGCACGACTCATAGCTTCTGGATCTTGCGCTTCAGCCATATCAGAAATTGTAGTTTCTTTATAGGGATTTTGTAAAAGATCCTCTGTATAGTAATCTTCTAAATTTTTTTTACTTTTTTTTTCCACTTACTTTCTCCTTAAGTTTAGCAAAGCGTTTTTTGCCCACATTACCCTTGGTAAATTCCTTAGCTACCTCTGATTCAATTCCCACTTTTTTAGCAAAGTCAGGATTGTTCTCAGCCGCTTTCATAAATCGGAACTGAGCTTTTGACTTAGCACTCATTATTCTTTTTCCTTTCTTAATTTATGTACCATTTTAATTCCATAAGTATCTGTCTTCTTATGACAAGGTTCACATAAAGTTCTTCCATTTTCTAAATTCCACTTCTCATCTTCAGAGCAAATGCAGTATGGTTTTATGTGATCGGCTTGTAATCTTCCACCACGTTGTCTACAATCCTGACAAGTAAAATTATCTCTTTCAAAAATACTTCTAGTCCAAACAGTATTTTCATATCTAGACCGTTTACTCTTAACTTGGCTTCTATCCTTTTTATACTGAGGATGGCTTTCTCCCTTATGTCCCTTTTTAACATTAGCTTCTGGACTACATCCTAAAACCCACATTTTACTCATGTGATCTTTAGATAGTTTATGTTTTACTGTAAACATACCCAAACACGCTCTAGAACAGAATTTTTTACGTTCTATATCTCTTTTAATCTTATGAATAATAAGGTTGCCACATTCTAGACAATCTTTATGACCAAGATCATTCCTAGCTGGCATACTACTTACCTTTCTTGCCTTTACCTTTTTTTGATCCACATTTAGCCATACTATACTCCTAAGTTATTTATAGCCAGTTGTTCTGGCGTGGTTGGTTGTGCAGGTAATATACCCTGAGCTACTCCAGCTGGTTGTGCTGGACTAGGTAGTGGTCCCATATTTTGTTGTACAGCAACAGACTGTGCTTCTGGATTTTCTAATAATGGAGGAATTTGTTCTTGACCTTGCTGATTAGGCTGTTGAGGAGCTGCAGCTTGCGGAGAAGGAATACCCCCGCCAATTGGCCCTAAAGGTGTTTCGCCTAACAAAGTAAGAATATTAGCAACATTAGGATCAGATAAGATATCAATGTGCTCTTGGATATGGGCAAGTGTTCGTTGAACAAGCTGCGCATCCATACGTAAATCAGGATCTGCGAGAACAGCCTTATGCTCTCTAATATGCAATGAGTGAGAATCAGTAAGTACAGCCACCACGGGAGTTGTACCGTCCACAAGGCGTTCTCTTTCAGCTCTGACAAGCAATAACTCCTTGTTCTGACCTTCTGTCATAGTTTCTAATTTACCTGTATTAATAACAGATATATACTGCTCAGGAGTAGTAATAATACTCATTTGCATCATTTGAGATGCCATTTCTACTCTTCCAGCTGTAGTTTGAGCGAGAGCATTACCCGCATCAACAATAACTCTTGTAATAGAGCTAAGATCATCTGATGTAAACTCTTTCATATAAGTTACATTAGATTTACCAGCAATTGCGGCAACTCTAGGAGTTTTTGCAAAAGTTTTAAGAAGTTCTACAACATTCGTACCAACATCTTCAATTAATTGTATATATGATTGCTGAAGTCCTGAAATAAACTGTAAAGCTTGAGATTGGATTAATGCTAGAGCATTACCTGACGTAAGCTGAGCTTCTGGATTACCACGAGCAACCGAATTTACTCCAGATATAGTTTCCATTGAAGATTCTAACATTTTTAAAAAGTTAAATATTTCTGCAGGAGTAGACGTTAGATTTAAAGCTTTAGGAGGTTGAAATCCCGGATTACCTTGAATAAAGTTTAGTCCATCTGAAATCTGTTCCATCTGAACATCAGACCCTCTTTCTACATATACGTTTTGAACACCAAACGTATTTTGGTTAGTCATAATAGTAGAATAGAGAGAGTTTACAGCATCTTGAATTGGTAATAGGTCAAACATAGCTGTATAACTAAAAGGCGTACCGATAATATCTCTAGAAGCAATTCTAAATACAGGAAGTTTTTTATATACCAATACTGTATCTTCAAGAACAATATCATTGTCTAGATATAGAACATATCTACCTTTAGGCAGTGATTCTGTAGGTCTATGAAAAAATTCATAAACTGGAACATCTGTAGTTTCATCATAAGCTGACATAGTAATACGAGTAGTATTTAAGTCAGACTTAGTTTTTAAAGCTTTAATTTTTTCAGAAAATTCTGGATATTTAGCAATTAAATCAAATTTATTTTTAAAACTTCTACATAACTGCCAATCATGATTACTATCAGATCTAGTTGGATCAAAAACTACATCAAAAGGCGACATAACATTAAATATAATATCACCGCTGTATAATGGAACTCCTGCTCTAAGTTCAACCTTTTCGCCATCTTCGTCAGTTTCAAATATAACTTCTCCGTCAGGACCGTATTGCATGTTTCCACTTTCGTCAACAAGTGGCTTATATTCTGGCTCAATAAAGTCATACACTTCACCAGTAGTAGCGTTCCACTCCATTTTAATATAGCCCGCACCCATGACAATAGCATATTCAACAGCTCTTTTTAAATCTTGCTCTAATCTTTTATCCCGCATGTAATATTCTAAAAGACCATTGGCTAGATTTGTCTGAATCTGAGATCTAACATCAGTATTAACAGATCTTGCTTGAAAAGATGGTCTAGTAGCAGTAACCATAGTTAGGATATGACTTGCAATGTTCCCATAATGGTTCATAGGTAGATTTACTAATTCTCCAGTCTCTCCACCAAAGGTAATAGCATGGCCACCTTCATAGAAGAAGCCGTAGTATGCTTGCCAACTTCTTTTAATCTTATCTAAATAATCTGTAGATATAAGAGAATTAAACCAAGCATCTGATTTTTTTTGTAAATAAAGGACTAATGTCTCATCATCACTTGCTGCAAAATATTCATTTTTATCATAATAAGCCATGTAAATTCCTTTACTTTTCTATTAACTAAGGGTGCTATATGCAAATGATACGCTGAATAATCAACTACTTAGTGCTATCTTTTCTCCAAACCATACTAGATAGCCATGATTTCACAGACTTGTCTTTTGATTCATCTTTTTTAAGCTGAGATGTAAATACGCCAGATCCAGAAATATCTCCATATCCGACTGGGTATGGATTTTTACTTTTTATTATATTCCTATGTAAGTAGATTATAGCAGCTAGGGCATCCGCGTGTCCACCCTTAATTTGACCTGAGGGGGAATCTTTAATCTTTAAAAAATTTCTTCTATTCTTATCCCACCTAGCAAATTTCATATGATACAAGGTATGAGTACATCTAGGATGAATTACTACCTTATGCTGAGATAATGCTACGTCTAAAGCATTGATAGCAGCTTCCCTGTTATCTTTTCTAGTTGGGATAAAAGTTATCCCATGATCTCTTTGTAAGTCTGTTAACATAATTAAATTGTTGTTATCAGCAATTCTTAGATACGGTGGAATTACACTTTCGTCTATTGTATTCCTCCATAATTGAGATTCTTTTATTCTTATTGCTTCTGCGACTGCTTTTGTATTTACTTCTTTACCAAATATAAGCTCATCTTCAATTACAGTAGTAGCATTTAGATAATCATAATATCCAAATAAAACAGCTGTTAAGTCAGATCCCCCAATATCCATAGAAACATAGGAGTCATAGAATATAGGTCTAGGATAATCCGATCTTACGATAACTTTTTCAACGTCAGAACTGAATGAAGGTAGAATAGAAGTATCTGCACTTCTTACAATTTCACACATATACTCACGCCTAAAGCCCGGATCTTTCTCACCATCTGGGTAATCATCCAAAGCGTCTTTGATAATTGCTTCTGTAAATTGCGGGTTGTCGAAAATAGTAAATACTCTAATACGACCTTCTGCTTGATACTTTAAAGCCCAATCCTGTACAAACTCGTGATCTTCATACCTTGAAGGGGTTGAAACTAGAATTGTTCTACCCTGCGTTAGCTTTGTAGTTGGAGCAAGCACAGATCTAACTGCATATGTTAAATCATCACAAAATCCAGCCTCATCTACAATATTTAAACTAGAGTTACCACCTCGAATACTTTCGATGTTACCGTTATCCGAACCAGCCATTTGCAGTTCACTTCCATTTGGAAATTTATACAGTAGATCAGCCGCCATGAATATAGGACGTAAATGCTTTGGACAATCTTCCAAAATAGTTTTCATTATTGGAATAATGTTTTTCTTAGCAGCTTTTTGTTTAGGAAACACATACTTAACAATAGTATCAGGAACTTTTAGGCATGCCTCTATTGCCATAGATAAAGCTAAATAACTTTTACCTAATCGTCTGGCACACATTACTACACTTATCTTACTACTATCTTCAAGAATGCCTTTCTTAATAATTTTCTGAGGCTCTGTTAATTTATAATCTAAGACAGCATGCTCCCATAATTGAACAACGGCTTCGTCTCTAGAAATAGGTCTTTCTTTTTTTTCACTCATCTTCTATCAACAATGCTGAGAAGCTCGGCAACAGATTTAGCACCCTTCTTCTTCTCTTTCTTTTCCTCTATTGGCTTTCCTCTAATTGCAAGAAGATTTTTAACAAGTAGATCTAATACTTTAACATCCTCTAAAGTGAGAATTCCATTATCTGACGCGATTCTTAACTTATGAATTTCACTGACACAAATTACTTCTTCATCAGAAATTGTAGGTAAATCTTCAAATAAATCATTGTCCTGTAGTAATGAATGAGCTTTAGATAGTTCTAGCTCAAGTTCAGCTACTTTTTTTCTAAGCTTTTCAATTTCAAGATTATCAAGTTGGTGGTATACGCTCATACTATCCTTAGAATTGAACTTTAGGTCTATCTTTTGGACGGTCAAGTGTACCCGGAACTCTTGCCATGTTTAAACTAAATTTAGCAACATCATCTCTAAGCTGTGTTAATTCAATTTCAGCCTTAGTCTGAATTTTCATAACTCGCTCATCAGTTTCTTTACGAAGCAGTTCAAGCTCTCCAAGAATATCTGGTTGCTCAGTTCTAAATAAGTATTGCTGATAAGCAAATAATACAGAGGATGCCACAAAGCCAACAATTGGACCAGCACTGATGGGATTAATAGCAATATAAATAAAAAACGCGAGTAATAAGACTGCAGGAAATGCATCTAGGTATTTTTTCATAATGTCCTTATAAGTAAAGCACTTAGAGCCTATTGGTATCTATGTGACAGTCTATTAGTATATAAGGGTGTTATTTCTTAAGGATTGAATCTAACGCAGAACGTCTAACCATATTTGACTTTTCAGATAAGTCTAAATTAGCATTAGGATCTGATTCGGAAAAGTATTGCTGCATTTGTTCAGCAGGTTTATTTCTTAAATTTAATTCTGAAGGTTTAAAAGACCATTTATCCTGACTATTAGAAGACCAATCCCCACCCTCTTGAATACCGGGTATATGATACATAGAGTCAGAAGAAAACGTAGGATGATTTGGCTTTTTATAAGTATCCTCTAAATGAATTCCCTGCTTAGGTTTATAATCCTTATCATTATACTTTAGATTATTAAAATAACTCTGTAAGTCATAATCTTTTTCATCAGCAGAAAGATCCTTGCCTTCGAGTTTAGATTTATAAGCTAACCAATCTTTATAATCCATTCTATCCTTGTGTTTTCAAATCTTGCAGTGCCTTAATTCTATTTAAAAAATCACTATCTTCTGTCTTAGATGTATCTACTTCTCTTCCGGAGAAACTTTTAATAACTGGAGAACCTCCTCGCTCTACTCTCTTTTGACCAATCCGCATTAGAAGCTTTCTATATTCAGGATCTTGTAATTCCGGGGAAGTATCACTAATATCAGCAGTTTGCATAAGTTTATCAGTTAAATCTTCTGCACCCATTGGAGCAGCATAAGAAACAGCTCTAGCTAAAGCCGTATTAGGTTTTCCCTCTTTTATGTCAGCCGCCACTGGTATAACTCCAGAAGCAATTGCTAATGGACCTAAAGCTTTAGCAGCTACTGTGGAAATTCCATGTAGCCTACCTAGCTTAGAACTTTCTTCTATAGGAGCTTCTTTATATAGATCTTTTACTGATTCTACAGCAGCTCCTAATGGACCAGTTACTCCTAACAAGCCATCCCCTTTAGAGAGCCTTTTAATATTTCTGCCTTCATAATGACCTACGTCATCCGCTATGTCTGGTCTAGTAGCATGGTGACCTTGAGACCTAATAGACTCTGCTTTTATTGGATCAAATTCAGACTCCAAGGCCTTAGTCACATACTCCCTATCTGGAGTGAATTGTACAGCTTCTCCCGGAACATCAGGTATTTTCTTGCGATCTACTCCCATATACCTTTCCATTAAAGCTTTATCAGGAGAATCGGGCGTTTCTTGCGTCAATGCTTTTTTATAATTATTAATTAATTGGAGATGTTTTTCCCTAGATACAGATGGAGACTGATCTCTAATTATCGATTCTAAAATATCAGCTTTTTCTGGAGTAAGCATATTAGCAGCAGCGGTTGGGTATCTATTTGCTATATTTTCAGAATGCTGCAAGAAAGCTTCTCCACCTCTACTAATATTTCCAATACGTTCAGTTAATTTTTTATATTGCTCGGGATCTGCTTTTTGAAGTCGTTTTAAGTGAATAGCTAATAAGTCATTTGCATGCGATAGTTCATGTCCAAGAACTCTTTTTGCTCTAGCATCTGTATAATCATCGTTAGTTATAGGAGTACCTCCTAATCTAATAGGAGTTTCCAAAGTAGGGTTTCCATAAAACGTACCGTCTCCAAAATAACCCTTTCCATAAGTAGCTGAGACATCTTTAGCGTCTGGATATAGCAGTCTTCGGGTCTCATCTAATGCAGGATAATCTGATTGTTTTATTTTGGTTAGGTAATCATTAAGTGCCGCAGAAGACCTTACTTCTTCTGTTCCAAATCTTTTTTCTATTAAAGAACCTAGCACATCAGAGTTCAAAGCCTGTGCATCAGATAGATCCCTACCGGAATTTAGTAGTATTTTTTGAATATCATCATTGGACTTTGCTTTAGATATTAAATCTAAAAGCTCATCATCACCCATACCTACTATTGGTTTAGCCATTTATTACCACTTTTTACAACTCCAATAACGAGCAGATAGTTTAGTGTTTTTCTGATCACACTTATGGCGGGCGCGAAAATTTTTTCTACGTTCTGGGTTATATGACTTGTCTGGCATTTCAGGATCTCCAAATCTTACGATCTTCTCCTCTCCACCCTCACAACCCTTAACTACCCACGACTTATTTTCACCGGGAGTTCTTTTGGGACTATTACAAGATAGCTTTTCTTTTAGACTAGACCATCTTTTCTTTTTCATAATTATAATATAGCATAAAGCAAGACATATGCTAATTCCCCGTATACTATAAGGGTGCTTTTTTCTGCATCCTGCATCAAAAGCGCACCTAAAGACAAAGCTATACAAATTATCCTATTTGTGGTATAACCCCCTTAGAAGGTAGAATGAAAAAACAACAAGTTAGACGCAAAGCATTAAAGAAACAAAAGAAAGTAATGATAACTCCCGGAACAGTAGTTCTAGAGCTTGCATTATGGGAGTTCTCAGGAGATGAGGCTATTATTCGTCACTATGCTAATCAACTTGCACAGGCTATATTAACCAGCTATAATCTAAGTAATTTTGGACCAGTAAGTTTTGGCCTAAAAGACGAAGAATAGCCAGTTATAATACGTGACGAATGATTTTATGAAGTGTAGCTAAGTTTGTGCCACAGTGACACATCAAAGTACACTCACAATGGTAAAAAGTGACACATATGATTAAGATTAACGAACAAACGTTTTTAACACTATACTTCTCTGGTTATAGCGTAGAGGCAACTCCCTATATGTGTTGTAATCTTGCATATTTATGGACTGATGAGGTATTTGATGGGGGAGAAAAGGGCTATGTTTACTTAGTAAGTCCTGAAACTAAGCAGAACTATCTTAAGTTTATTGAAAATATGAAAAAAGAAACCCCCCTTCTTTTGGAGCTTAAGTAAATGAAAGATGCCCTACAAGCACTACGCAGGATTGCACGGATGACCGATCAAAAACATTGGAACTGTACAGAAATGCGTGAAAGAGCATTGGAAGAGTGGATAAGTGATTGGTTTATTGAGTTGGAATATGAACAATCGGTGCTAAATCAAAAATATTTAAGCTCTGACTTTGAAGATTTTCTAAAAGAACACGTAGGTAAGAAGTTAGTTGAGAAAGCAATGGAAGATGCTATTGAAATTACTAGCGATAAGAGCAAAATTAAAGGTAGTATTGTATGTTTGAGGAGAAAGGCAAAAAATTAAACTTATTTGACCTAAAACATGGGCAAGTTGTATGGTCAGAACATTTTAAATGCTATGTAATATATACAGGAAAGGATTTTGACGAGGATTTTGTTTTTGAATATTTACATAAAAAGGGATATTGTATCATACACACATCAGATATATACGATCCTCCCAGCTTACTTAAAGAATTAATATAACGAGAGGTTACAAGTGACGGTTAAACTTAAAAGAACACGGAAAAAAAAGCAGGATCTTAAAGGAAACATACATAGTGGAGTACTTTTTATTGGAGATTGTCAATTCTTCGCACAGACTCCTGTATTAGAACTGGATATTTCTACAGGACAGACTAAAGACATCACTCCAGTAGACCCCCTCAATCCTTTCAATACCTTAGATAGAACCTTTGACTTAGTAGGGGATGGGGAAACTAACGTAGAAGTAGCCCCATATCTTCCGGGTAGGGGAGTTTTGATCAATACCCACATGCAAGGTGGAGCTTTTATTATAAAAAAGAGAATAAAAGATGGAAAACTTATTGGATTTACAGTAACAATAAGGGAGTAGTATGAATAATAACAAACAGATTAAATTAATTAACTATCTTATTAATAATACTGAATGCACAGAAGAATTAGATGAGCAAGTTGTTGGAATGTCGGCACAAGAAATAATAGATGTACTTGAGCAGGTATCTGGTATTAGAAAAAACTTATACTCAAGCTCTCTCGGCAGAGAATTAGGTTGAGTATAATCAATAACTGGAATACAATATCCACAGAAGAGGCTAGTTTAATCCTATTCCAACGATGTGTTGAGTTAATGCTTAATAATTCCAGTTATTTAATTACAGCAGATGCCAACATAAGAATACTTACCCAGAGATTATATGGGGATTATAGGCAAGTTGCTAAAACTCAAGAGTTTAAGAGAGCAGAGAAGCATGTATTTTTCTTTAAGAATACAGGACTTGGAAGGGAGTTATTCTGAAATTTCAAGTAGATAGGAAATAGTATATGAAGCTTAATCGCTGGTATAAGGTATGGCACTACCATGGAGAGTACTATGTAAAGCCATATGAACGCTATGGCCCTGCGGCTTTCTTAGTATATATCTATGATAAACAAATTTCTAAAATAACTACCACGGTCATATCTGAACAATACTGTGAGTTTGTAATGGAATTAAGCAGTTTAGAGCAAGAACTACTGTGACGCTAAAGCTTGGTAAGTTATATAAGTTGGGTAATTCCGTATACGACCCATGGGATGAAATAATCTATACTATTAAAGTTATACAAGAACCTATGATATACTCTCATAACGAATACTACTATAAAGCCCAGATTATTAAAATGGGAGACGACCTACTAAACCAATCATATTTCATGCACTTATACCCAGATGATTGGGAAATAATAGAAGAACTTAGCAGTTTAGAAGTTGAGCTACTATGAAAATAGATGTCTGGTATAACGCTACTTGGTATACTGATTCTGGTAGCACAGCAAGCTTTAAATCTAGTATAATTGTTAAAAGAATCTCTAGTAAGGTTAATACCTATGCCGAGTTTGGAGGATTAGTATCTTACGAAGTTGTAAGGCATCCCGGTTATAGACTATCTGGGTTTGTGCCAGATTGCTGGGTTATTACTGAACTCAGTAGCTTAGAGCAGGAGTTATTATGAATTATAAGATTAAATGGGTAACTGGAGAAGAATATGCTAAGCTATTAAAAGACTGGCATGAGCGAAGCGTTTTTCCTAGTGGTTACGACATGGACATGTCAAGAGGGTTCAAAGCTATTGTAACGTGGGATGAGCATAGCAGCCAACCAACGCTTGTGCAAGTAGCTACCTCTGCGTTGATCAAAGAATTATTGTGACAGTCTAACTATAAAGTGGGAAATATATTGTGGAGCATATTCACCTTCAACTCCACACTCCTATCCCCCTCACCCCCCCCCCCCCCTAGCCGCACAGCTCAGCCGTCCGTGGCTTGGCATCGTTCTTGCATGGGCCACTTGGCACCGGCCTTGCATGCACTGGCTTGGCACAGGCCTTGCAGATGCAAGAGACATGCC